GCCCGACAACGACGGCAATGTGGCGTTCAACCATTCGGGGTTCATCAACATCGGGGCGCAGGACGCCGACAGCGAAAACATGGTGTCGATGGAAGTCTACTACGACAAGATGGCGCTCTTCTCCACGCTCGCTTGTCAACTTTGGTTTCTCGACCCCGACGAGAGCAAGAACCAGTACTACCAGACGCTCCGGGATGCTGGCACCATCGCGCCCGCGAGCGTGCGCCAGTACGTCGCCAACGACGTCTATTTCCTAGGGAACCACGGGATCAGGTCGCTCCGCGCTCGCGACCTGACGCTGACCGCGGCCGTCGCCGACGTGGGTTCGCCCTTGGACTCGGTGATCCAGGATCTTCTCGCGATCCGAGGCGCGCAATGGGGCGCGTGGCAGACGATGACGGTCCTCGACCCGCGCACCGGCCGTGTCTTGCTGACTTTCGGCGACCGGATCTACGTGTTGTCGAACTACGCCTCGCCCAACATCAGCGCGTGGAGCGTCTACATCCCCGAGTTCTTCGTCGATATCCAAGGCGTCGTGTTCGCCGACCCCTACCTCGTGTTTCGCGACCTGCACACGCGTCAGCTCTATCGCATGGGGTCGACCGGCGCGCAGATCTACGACTCCTGCCCGGTCGAGTTCGTCACTCCTTTCTTGAGTTTCGACAAGCCGGCGAGCTTTAAGTTCTACAGTGGCTTCGACGCGATTTGCACCGTCGACCCGGCGACGCCGAGCGCGCAGTGGACGATCCAGATGTCGTTTGACCCGGTCGCGAGCCCGACGCCCTACGACACCATCTGTCAGATCAACAACGCCACCGTGCTCGGCGGGCGCATCCCGATCAGCGGGCGCGGCACCCACGTCCAGGTGACGGCGGCCCACACCGCGCCGGGACCGGCGACGTTCTCCAAGCTGTTTATCCACTATGCCCCGAGCGATACTTCGTGAACCGGATCACGCGGATGACCCCCGATCCGCTGAACTACATCCTCGACAACCTTCGCCCCGACGACAGAGAAGAGATCGAAGCGGTGCGCGGCGAGGGGTTCGACCACATGGCGTGCGCCATCCAGCTGTGCCAGTTGGCGCAGGCTGCGCAGGGCATGGGCTGGATCTTCTGGCGGGCAGACACCGGCGCGCCGACGGCGGTGCTTGGGGCCTACGCGATGACGCCGACGTGCGCAGGGTGCTGGGCGTTCGGCGCCGACGGCTGGCCCCGCGTCGTCCGCAGCGTGACAAGGCATATCCGTCGCGTTATGGTCCCGGCGCTCCTCCAGGCAGGGTTCCACCGCGCCGAGTGCCGGGCGCTCGCCAAGCGCGAAGACACCAAGCTCTGGCTCAACTCTCTCGGATGGCGCGCAGAAGCCGCATTGTCGGAGTTCGGCGTCCGACACGAAGATTTCACTCTCTTCGCGTGGCTCGCCAATGAACACCCCCATCCCGATAGCCGGCACTGACGAGCGGAGGGCGTCATGGGCCTTCTGAGCGGCTTGTTCGGCGGCCAGACGGGCCCGGTCGCGACCAACGACCAGATCGTCGCCCAGCAGAAACAACAAGCCGCCCAGGCCACGGCCGCCAACCAGCAGCGCAACGCCCGGCTCGGCTACGGCAAGAACCTGATCCAGAGCATCTTCGAGGGCATCCCTTCGGGCGCGACGCCGCTCGACGTCTCGAGCATCACCCAGGCCAACGCGCCGACGACCCCGTCGCTCCAGAACGCGTTCGGCGCGGCCGGCGAGCCCGCCGCGATGAGCGAGTGGCTGGCGAAGAACCCCTGGTACGACACGAGTCAACTGACGGGCGCCGCGGCCGCGGACCCGGCGAACCGCAAGGCGCTCGCCGGTGGTTATTCGTGGGGCATCCTGCCAGACACCGGCGCAGGCACGACCTACGGGATCTACGACCCGTCGGGCCAGCTCACCAACACCTCGAGCAATCTCTCGGACCTCGCCGCGTCGAAGATTTATACGGGGGGCGACCCCACCAAGAAGACCGGGGGGTTCCAACCCGAGTTCTACGACAAATATCGCCAGTCGATCCTCGACTACTACATGCCGCAGGAGAGCGATCAATATAACACGGCGCGCTCTGATCTCGCGGCGTCACTTGCCCGCGCCGGCACGCTCGATAGCTCGTTCGCCACCCAGAGCATCGGCAAACTCTCGAAACAAGACGCGATCAACCGGGCGCAGATCGCCTCGGGCGCAGACACCCAGACCGGCACGCTGCGCACGTCGGTCGCACAAGACGAACAGAGCGCGCTCAACCAGCTCTATTCGACCGAAGACCCGAGCGTCGCCGCCAACACCGCTGGCAACATGGTCGCCGCCGCGCAACTCACCAAGCCGATGTTGAACCCCGCCGGGGCCCTGTTCGCCCCGATCACCGCGGGCGTCGGCACCTCGCTCACCGGGTTCCTGAACCCCACCTCGTACATCAATCCCAACGCCGGGGGCGCGGCGGCCACGCCCGGCGGTCAGAAGGACTACGGCCAAACCACGCAAGGCTACTAACTTGTGCGATCCAATCAGCATGGTCACTCTCGCCGGCGCGGCCCTCTCGGCCGGCGCGGGCATCTACGAGGGGGGCCAGGCGGCGGCCGGGCTGGAGGCGACCAATCGAGCCCAGCAAGACGCCAACAACCAGTGGGTCGCCTACCAGCAAAAGATCCACAACGACCAGGCGCAAGCCGAGGACGCGGCGCGCCAGAAGGCGACCAACGCCCAGCAGGACACGCTCAGCAAAGTCTCGCCGGAAGCGCAGGCGCAGTCCCAGACCACCGAGCAAGGCCGCCTGAACTCTCTCTACACTCAGCCTGGCGCGACCACCGCGTCAGGCGCCGGGCCGCCTTCGGCGTCGCTCCTGTCGGGTGAGAGCACCGGCAACCAGACCTTCATGGGCAGCCTGACAAACGCGGTGAACCAGGCGACGGCCGCCGCGAGAAAGCGCATCGGCGCGCTCGCCACGGCGTCGTCCTACGGGGGTTCGTTCGGGGGCCTCGCGACCACGGTTCCGATCGCGTTCGCCCAGGGCGGCAACGATATCAATCTTCAGAACGCGATCCGTCAGGGAAACCTCAAGACCTACGGCGTCCAGCAACAAGTCCAGCCGCTTCAATACGAAATCGGGCCGGGCACCATAGCGCAACAGACGCTGTCTAAGACGCTCGGCCAGGTCTCCGGGCAATTGGCGGGCGTCGGCGGGCCCCGCGCCATCGGCGACATCAGTCGGGCAGGCGGTCTCTCGAGCATGTTCGGGGAAGACGCAAGTGGCGTGTCTAGGGGGTTCGTCGACCCGAATATCAACTGGTCGTCGCCGGCCACGGTAGCGAGCGCGCTTCAGCCTCCCATCGATTGGTCCACGCCGGCCACGATATCGAAGGCAATTAGCCCGGGTTACAGCGTTTAAAGGAGGCCGACATCCCCGTCCTGCGCCAGGCCCCCGACAACACGCTCGCCGAGACTCTCGGCGGACTGGGCACCTCGCTGACCAACGCGTTCAACCCGCTCAACATGGTTCGTTCGCAGAACCTGATGTCAGAGATGCAGCAAAGAGCGTGGGAGATCCAGCATCAACAGACGCTCGACGCCGCCAACCGCAATGCGGCCGACGTCTACGAGAGAACGAACCCGTACAACGAAGACCCGGCCTCACTCGCGGTGTCCGCCGCCAAGATCCGTAATGGCCAAGGCGACCTGAATGCGTCGATCACCGCGCTCAAAGCCGCTGGCGGTTTGAAGGCTAACCAAGCCGCCGCCGACATGTATAAGGCGGCGCATCCCGGATTGCCCGCGGAAGAACTCGCCTCGGACGTGGCCCAGCTTATCCGCGGGGACAAGACCGCTTCCGAACTCGACGCCGAGCGCGCCACTACTCAACTCACCGTCGCCAAAACCGGCGGGGCTCTCGCGGCCAGCGACGCCGCCAAGGCCGCCGCCAGCATGCCCGGCGCAGACCCCGAAGCAGCGGCGCTGGCGGGTTCGACTGCGCTCACGGATCCTACCGCGGCCGAAAAACTGATCGCCGCGCAGCGAGCGCGCATCGGCGGCGTCGCCATGCCCGCAGACACGTCGCAGTTCAGCCCGTTAGTGACGGTGGAGAATCAACGCCAGCTCGAGGCGGGCCAGACGCCAACGCTCCCCGCGCAAATCCAACCGCAGAAGATCGCCACGTCGGCCGGGCTGGACATCGCCAAGAACGTGTTCGGGCCTCATCCTGCGGATCAACCGATCACCGGGGGCACGGTGGACGCTTCCGGCAACGTGACGATTGCTCCCCCTGTTAAGCCCGGTCAGCCCCCGGCCGCGCCGCCACCGCCCGCGCCGGGCGTGGTGTCTGTCACCCCTGCGCCGGCCGACGTCGGGTCCGTCGCTTCGACTGAGAGCCAGAAGACCTCGGCCCACGAGATGGCGGCGAGCGACGTGAAGGTGCTCGACCAGGCCGTATCCGAGAGCGGCGCGGCGCAGTTGATGGTGAACAAGCTCGAACAGCTTAAAGACCTGGCCGAGAGCCTCGACACCGGCGGCATGGGGCTCACGGCGAGGGTTCTTAAGACTCTCGCCGACTACAACATTCACCCCGGCGACATCGGCGCGACCTACGCCGCGATCCAGCAGATCATCAACGCCGAGATCCCCGACGTTCGGCAGAAGGCGGGGATTCAACGTTTGGCGGGCCCGGCGATCAAGGAGGAGCAACTGATCCTCGGCACTGCGAACATGCCGAAGAAGACGTTGATGAACATCATCGCCAACGAAAGGGCCGCCGCCGACCTTCAGGTCTCACGGGCGCAACTCGCTTACCAGGCGCGCACCGGCCAGATGCCGATGAGCGAGTACTACAAGCAATCGCTCGCGCTCGACGCCACGGTCAAACAGCGCACCGACGAGCTGCGCAATCAATACAAGGCGATCGGCACCGAGAAGACTCGGCCCCCGGACGAGGTTCTTCCCCAGTCACAGCCTCTCAACACGAATTCGGCGCTGGACGCGATCAGAGCCCTCGCCCGTCATTTTGGCTGGAGCACGGGCGATCAGGCGCCGTCACAGACACCGCAGACACAAGCCCCGGCCCCACCGGATCAGCAGACGTTTGACATCCAGAACGGCAAGATCGTGCCGTTGAGGCCCTGATGGCAGAGTCTTCTCTCCGCGCCCCCGGGCCAGGCTATCGGGCGCTCGAATTGAGCGACCGCTCGGTGATCTGGATGCCGCCCGAAGCGACGGCGGCGCATTGGCAGCAAGCCAAGCAGCAAGGCGAAGCCGCGCTCGACCAGAAATACATGACGCAGGCTGCGCAACAGAACTCCCCCGTCACCACCAACGGCAAGGTCTACAGCGCCACCGGCGTCTACCCGAACAACGTTCACGGGCACGTGGTGGCGTGGGTGGATCACAATCTCGGCGGCAACGCGCTCAACCGCGCTGTCTCCAGTAGCCCCACGGCGCAATCCGTCGTCAACGCCGCCGCGCCCGTCGTCGGCTCGGCCAGCCGGATCGGGACCGCCGCCATCGAGAGGAACCCCTTTGTCGGCGCCACTGACCTCGGGCTAACCGGGGTCAACGTCGCCAAGCATCTGGCTGCCAAGGTCGCGCCCGGCGTCAACGCCGTGCCCGACTTCCCCACCATCCTCAGTCAGGTGCGCAGCGCCGTGGGCACGCCCGAACTGGACCCCAACGCCTCGGCGGCCCAGCGCGTGCTGGAAAACACCGCCGCGCTCTCGGTCGCCAGCCCGACCCCCGTGGTCGAGAATTTTCTTCGCTCGGGGGCGAGCTACGTCGGCGGCCAAGCAGGCGAAGCGGTGGGCGGCGAGGCCGGCCAAATGGCGGGTTCGTTCGTGGGCGGCGCGCCCGAAAGCGGGGCCAACCTCTTTCGCCGCGTCATGGCCCCGGCGTTTCGCGGCAAGACCACGCAAGACGTGTCCGAAGCCGCCGAGCGACAAGGCATCCAGCCGACGATGGGCGCGGTGTCTGGCCCCGCGGGGCGATTATTCGAGAAGTCTCTGGCGGGGGTGCCATGGGTCGGAACCCCGGCGCGAACGGCGCAGGAGAAGTTCAGGGAAGCCATCAGGCAGCGACAACAAGAAGTCGCCACCGACGTGTTCGGCGCGCCGCTGCCGGGCAACATCAGTAACGAAGACATCGGTCAGTCGCTGCTCGACGCTGCGCGTCAGGGCTCGGCCAACATCACCCAACGGGCGCAGACCGAGCAGCAACAACTGATCCACGGCATGCCCGCTCGGCCAGCGACGACTAGCCCTGCGCCTTATACCCCGCCATCGCCGCCGTTATCCGAGGCGGACAAGCACGAAGTGTTTATGGCGCAAGAGGGCGCTCGCCGAGGCGTCGGGCCGGTCGTTACCCAACCGGCCCAGCCGGCCCAGCCCGGCATCGGCGCGAACACGCCGGTCGACGCACGCGGCGTCTACCGCGGCTCGGCGGGCTACGAGGCGGCGCGCCTCCAGATGGACCCGAGCGTCTATCCGGCTTACGCCGCCCGGCTCGACAACCTGCGCCAGATGGCGATCGAGGCGCAGCATCCGTTCTTTCAGAAGTTCTGGGGGCAATTGAACGCAGGCGAAGTGCCCTACCAGCGGTTCCAGGAACTACGCAGCAACCTCGGCGCGGACCTCCCCGGCTATTCCGGGATGACCAAGGGCCAGCAAGACCAACTCTACGAGGCGATGACCGACGCCATGCGCGACGCCGCCTTCCAACGAGGGGGCCTGGCCCTGGTCGACAAGTTCAACGCCGCCAACGCCAACTATAAATCCTTGATCGGCGCGGGCGGTCAGCGCGAACAACTGGAAGCGATCGGGGGACGCCCTCAGTCCGGGGGATGGGAACAGTTCTTCGGCCCCCAGGGCCAGACCCAACCGGCGGTGGGCGTCGACTTCACCGGGGGCAAAGGTCAGAGCCAAGCCGCCGATTGGCTCAACAACAATCTGCGCTCGCCCGACAGGATTGCGCCGTTCGCGAACCCCACCATCGTGCCCAACGACTTCTGGCGGCGCGTCGTCGGCCAGTGGCTAGCGACTCGCGGGCAGACACCGGAAGGCACATTCCGCCCGGATCTGATGGCGAGAGACTTGGGCGGCGACGAAACCGCCCCCAACAAGGGCGTCGGCGGCGCAGTGCAGACCCAGTTGTTCACCGGCCCTCAAGGCGCGCCAACCGCTAATATCCAAGACGTCAACGACCTTGCGACACTCGGCCGCAACGCCGTCGTGCCCATCGACCGGGCAGGTTTAACGAACACCGCAGCCAGCGTGTATGCGCTCAAGTGGCTGGGGGACCAAGCGAAGAACGTTTTCGGGACGATTGGAGGGCTAGCTGCGATGGGGGCCGGCGGGCGAAGCTTGTCGGACCCCGAGTTCGTCAACGCGATTCGTGGTCAGGGCACGCCCCTCGTTAACAGCCTCTACGCGGGCATTCCCGCCGCGACTCAGAACATCTTGCAGTACCAGAACAACCCGCCCTCGGCCTTCGACGCATTGGGCGTCCGCATCAGCGCCGGCCAGAACCCGCCGCAATGACCCCCGACGAAGCTCGGACATTTCTCAGTGGACTGAGCTTCCACCGCAACCGCCCGGGCGACGTCGCCTACATGAACCCCGATTTCGCCGTGCGCCTGGCGACGGCGATCCAGCAGGCAAAAGCCCAAGGACTTCAAGTCTCGTTGCTCTCGGGCTATCGCGAACCCTCCGATCACCCCTCGGCCTACGACCTCAAGCAACAATCGTCGCACGAATACGGCCTCGCCGCCGACGTGTCTGGAATCGGAGCCGCGGGGAGTTCAACCGCGCTCCAATGGGCCAAGATCGCGGCGGCCAACGGCCTATCGAACCCCTACGGCCAGCAAGACGCCGCCGAATACAATCACTGGCAGCTGCCGCCGCAGCCGCTTGAAACGTCGCCCCAGCTTCTGGACGCCCTCAAAGCCGGCAAGGCGACCGGCGACGTCAACAAGATGTGGGCGGCTTACGACCCAAAGCTAGCCGCGAGCGCGGTCGCCCAAGGCGCCGACAACCGTCAGATCTTCTTCGACGCCCTCGTCAAGGCGGGCCTCTCCCCCCAGCAGGCGCTCGGCGCGCTGTGGGGCCTCGCGGGCGAGAGCGGCCCGTCGCTCAACACCGCTGCCTACAATCCGAACGACCCGGGAGGCTCGGTCGGGGCCGGGCAGTGGAACGGGCCTCGCCGCTGGGCGCTGGAAGAGATCGCGCAGCGCGAAGGCAAGCCGGTCACCGATCCGCAGGTTCAAGCCGAATACTTGGTGGGCGAGCTTACCGGAAACCTTCAGGGCGCAGTCTTTCAACCCGGTGTGCTCGACGCGCTCAAGAAGGCGCGGACACCGGAGGAAGCGGCCCGGATCTGGGTGACGCAATACGAGCGCCCCAAGATCGACAATTCCGATCGGCGCATCGCCAACGGGAGCGCGGTCGGGTCGCTCGACGCCAATGGCCATTTCGTTCCGGGGACCGCCAAGGCCGCCGCGTCAGGCGCAGGGGGCGTGTCTCCGCGAACAGGCGCCGCCCCCGCGCCGCCCAGCGACCTGGCGCAAATCGGATCGGCCCTGAGCACGGCCCTAGGGAGCCTCGCAGGGGGCGTCGAGGGCATAACTTCCGGCGCGCCCGGCGCGATAACCGACGCCTCGATGGATCAACCTGCGATTCGGGCCCCGGCTTTGGGCGCAGACTTCACGCCCCCGCCCGCGAACCCGGTGCCGGCGAACATCGCCGCAGGCGTCGGGGCGACGCCTCTGGCTTCGCAATTGGGCATGCTCGCGGCGACGCCGAGCGACCCCATGCTCGAGAACCCCAACGTCGCGCCGAGCATCACGGCGGGCGCGCCGGGCATGACGGCGATGCTGGGCGTCATCGGCGGCGCGCAGCCGGGCAACCCCTACGACCCGCGCAGACCCGCTGTGATACAGCCCGGCCTCGCGTTCCCGCGTCTCGGATAAGCTCATGGCAGGATCTTCAGTCGCCAGCGCGCTCTCCTCGATGGCCTCGACCGTAGGGGGTTCGACCGAGACCGCGAATAACTCGGGGCAAAGAGTGACACCCGGATCGGGTGTGAAGGGGGGTGTTCAGCGAGCGCCGCAGGCGCCGCAGACACCGGCGCCGGGCTCGCCGCAATTGATGAGAAAACCTCCCCCTGGACAACTAAGAAAACCACCAGTTCCTCCCACCAACAGGCCCTCGCAGTACAGCGCCAAGAACCCGCCTCTCGGAACGCCTCAGCCCGCGCCTCCCCACCCCGGGCTGATCCCGCCTTATCCTGACGCCCGCTCGCCGCAGCCCACGCTCATGCCCAATGGGGCGCCGATCATGCCTCCCCCTCCGGGGTTCCTGAACGCCGGGATGATGGGCCCGCGTGTCCCCTCTTCGTTCACGCCCGGCATGACCGGGCTCCTCGGGAGGTGAAATGGCTGAGATCAGCGACATCTTGAAAAACATGGTCATTGGCCCTTGGCATATCACGCGTCCCATCACAGGGCCGCCCTACATGCCCGCGCCTGCAAACGACCAACCGCCGCCTTCGCAGTTAGGCTCGCGGGCGCATATGCAGAGTCTGCTCGATGACCGGCTTCAACTGATCAGCACACTGACTGGTATGCTCAACCGCGCCACTACCCTCAATTCACCTTTCTACGATTCGGATCAGGCGGACAGGGTTCGCGGCTTGATCCGCAGCGCCAGCAACGACGCGCAGATGTTCCGCGATCAAGTCAACCAACTGACGCCGAAAGGCATGACTGGGTTGCTGAACCCTCCTCCCGGCGGTGGCCCTTCCGCCGCCATGCCGCTCACGTCGCCGACGCTAGTCACGCGTCCCGGAGGATCGGGCAGCCTGTTTAGTGAAGAGCAATATCTGCAACGGCAGCGGGAAGGGCTTCAACCTCCTGGACAGAACGACTAACATGCCAGACAGCAACGACGTCACGAACCAGTTCTTTCCCGGCCAGACGCCCTCCACCGCGGGGGGAACTCCCCTCGACCCGCGGGATCGCGATCTCCTGATCAAGACGATCTATGGCGAGGCTTCGGGAGAACCTGCTCTGGGCAAGGCCGGCGTCGCCAGCGCGATCCTCAATCGCGTAGCCGCCGGGGGGTACGGCAACGGTGTCTCCGGCGTCGTGCTTGCGGGTGTCCCGAACCCTCGCGACGCTGCGCGGGGTTATCACGAGTTCTCGCCCTGGAATCCTCCCGGTGTCCCCGAGAGCAACCCGACGGCGCAACACCTCTCGCCCAACGACCCCAACCCGCTGTTGGCCAACGCTTATCGCAACATCGGCGACATCGTGGACAAAGTTTATAGTGGTTTGATCCTCGACCCGACCGGCGGTGCGACGCACTATTATGGCTACATGCCGAAGCCCCCGTCTTGGGCTCCCGCCTTGGCGGCGCAGAACCGGGTGAAAATAGGCAACCAGACCTTCGTGGGGGGTTCGGCCGGGCCCGGGCAGACGCTTCCGAGCCAGGTCACCGGGGGCCTCTACGACATCGGGGCGATGAACACTTGAACGACGTCGTCCACCTGCCGCCAATACCGAAGATGCTCGACTACCCGGACACGGTCGGCATCGCGTTCGCGATCGTATTCACCATAATTCTGGTGGTTGTCGCGAGCCGATTCGATCCGACGATGGGCGTGCTGACGATCAGCCTTCTGATCGTCCTCGCTTTCGTCGGCACCGTGGTGTTCTGCTTGTTCTTCACCGTCCCCAACGATGAGATCACCTCGGGCGTCATCGGCGGCCTGACCGCGGCGTTCGGCGCGATCGTCGCGCATTGGCTCGGCCACCCGAAAGAGCCGCCTAAGTGAGACAAAAGGAGAGACTTTAATGAGAAAAGCACTCTTGGCTTTGACGCTCCTGGCCTCCTCGTCGACGCCCGCTTTTGCCCAGTGCGACTGCGGGGGCGGTGATAACGGCGGCGGGACAGACACCGGGTGGCAAGAGAGCTTCGTCCCTGGCGGCGCGGACCCGAACGGGAAAATCCTCAACCAGACCGAGATTAGGCAGTTTGTCCCTTACGGAGGCAAGCTCTACGTGGCTGCCGGCGCGTGGATGGACCAGGGCTCGCCGAAAGGCTCGGCGAGCATCCTGCGGCTCGATGGGCCCGACGAGCCTTGGCGCCTGGAAATTAGTTTCGGCGGCGCAGGCACCACGACCGGCGGGCTCGCGAGCCTGCGCTTCACTCAAAGCAAGAACGGCTCCCCGGTCGACGTCTCGGTGCTGACGGCGGCGACATGGTCGGGGGCGAACGCCTATTCCCGCAATGAGGTTGACCAGAAGTGGTACAAAACGGATTTCGGATCTGGCCAAATCAGGACGTTCGGCGTTCATAAAGACCTCGTCGCCAACGCCACGTTTGCTTTTGCCGGGGGAAAACCGGGCATCTTCAGGGGCCAACTCGCCGACTCCCGCCCGGCCGGGAAAACCCCGATTGCGTGGGCGCAGACACCCGAATTGAACACCGTTAATATGAACCTCCCCTTGTGCTCTGGAGGAGGCCGGATCACTGGCTTCGCCGAGGCGCGGGGCGCGATGTTCGCCTCCGCGTGCTGGCGCGTGTTCAAGCGGACAGATGGCCCGATCGGCAAGTGCTCCGGCCCGAGCCAGGTCGAGGTCAACGGCGCTTGTCAAGCGCGTTGGGTACGGTTCTGGGACGATCCGCTGGCAGGTCAGGGCGAAAGCGGTCTGCGCGGGATGACCCAGATCATGTACCAGGGAAACCAGGTCTTGCTGATCGGGTCCGAAGTCGCCAACGCCCACGTCACCCGGCTCGACCCGGTGACAGCGCAAAGCGTAGTCGAGTTCAACGTCGACCAGTACCTCGACAAGCTCTGGGCCCCCGCGAACAGCGGCTACAAGATCGTCGCTTACAACGCTCCGATGCCGCTTTGGTACGGGGCGGACGGCGCGGGGCGGCGGATCTTAGGTTTTGAAAGCTGGCTCCCCGGCAAGCCGACGCCGGGAATGGCGCGCAAATTGGTCAACGCGACGCAACTCATGCTGGGTGAGGGAATGCTGTTCCTGCGCAATTCCGCGACGAACTACCAGCTCGTTCACCTTCCAGCGGTTACTAGCCAGCCCATGACAGCGGTTAGGGACTGTGTGGCGAGCCCGTTCCCAAGCGAGTGCAACGCGAAGGGGCAGGATTGCATGGTCTACTGCGGCGGCTTCGATGCGAACAAATCGACCACGCAGACACCGTGTACAACCTCGCCGTGCACGATTCCACCGCTAGTTGCAGTGCCGACGAGGAACACCGCATGGATCGTCAAAGGTCGCCTCCCAGCGCCGGCGACGTTGGGGGCCCCCGACGAGGCCGCGCCCGAAGAGAGCCTGGTCCCGGACATTCATCAGGAGGACGAGCCCTCGATCGAGGAGCCCTCGGTCCCCCCTTCGAACGAGGGGGAGCAGTAACGAAGCACAGACACGTGGTGCGCGGCCATGAAAATCTACCGCGCCGAGTGATCCGGGGCGTGCGGCGCTTATTTGGCCAGTAAGCCGCGCTCCTTCATGGCGCTCGCCAGGCGCTTGTCGTCGATCGTCGAGCGCAGACGCTCGTAGACCGCCACGGCGCAGCCGTGCCGCCATCCCGGTCCGAGCGGGCAACGACAGAGCAAAGCCCCTCGCTCGTGCGCCCGTTTCCTGCAATGAATGATCGAATGTGGTGGATCGTACCTGTCGTCTGGCTCGTTGGCGTGAGTCTCGCGTGGGTGTTCATCCTGGGCGCAACGCGTCTGCGGTAGACGCCGTCGCCACCCACGCGGTGTTGCTGGACCTGTCGGAGTTGCAGTCGTAGCCACCGAAATAAACCTCGCTGGAAGTGAACGGCGAGCCGACGATGGTGCGCACCGAGCGCATCGGGTGCGCCACGAGCGAAGGAATATCGAACTTCCCCCAGACCCCGTTATAAAAAGCGAGATACTTCGCCGGGCTCGAAGCCTTGCCGTCGAGGCCCGCTAAGAGTGCGCTCTGCCCGCTGACGTCGATCTGGCAGATGTCGTTATAGGCCACAATCTGGTAGTAGTTATGCGGCCCCGAGATGTCGACTTGGGTCTGGCTGGCCCCAGTCGTCGGGTCGAAACTGGCGATACGACACTGGGTGCCCTCGACGCCGAACCAAAGATCGTTAGCGATCGGGGTCAGCCCGCGCAGGCCCGACTGCGATCGGCCCGGGAGCGGGTTGTCCCAGATCTTGGTCCAACTCGAATGCCCGCCATCGACACGCTTGTAGATGCGCTGTCCCACCGTGGCGTAAAGCACGCCCCGGAGTTCGGCCATCGACATGACCCGCTCGGGGTGTCCACCTGACATCGGAGGAAACCCGCTCGTGTCAAGCTCCGGCGTCGTCGCCCATTGGATTTCGCCCGGAACGACGGTGTCGTAGACCCCGCTATAGATGCCGCTATCCGCGCCGGCGAACGCCATATCCACGCCGGTGATCGAGTCCTTATGCGCGATGAAGCTCCTGATCTGCCCACGCCGGTCGCCGATGGGCGTTACCACCCACCCGGCCGGGGTCTTGAGGCCAACCGCGGAGCCGCCGAAGAACCCCGCAACCAACGTAGTAAGGTTCGCAGTAGGAAAGTGAAGCTCGGCCAGACACGCGATCGCGATCCGGTTCACCGGATCGATGGGAAAACTCGCCTCGAGCTGCCACGCTCCCGAGGCAGCGTCGAGCCGAATGATCTGCGGGCCCATTGGCGGCCCGTCGTTGCACCACTGGCCCAGGCCGGCGTAGAGCGACCCTCTATGCACGACCAAAGCTCGCGTCTCGGTCGCGGACATGCCCGCATGGGGCTGCCAAGACAGGTTAAAAGCCACTATCCGACGAGTTCCCATCCCGATTGGATGTGAGTCAGCCCTAGATGTTGCGGCGCCGGCGGCGAGCCCCACGTCGGGCTTGACGCGCCTGCGTTGCTCCACGACCCAACTGGGTCAGCCACCGCCGTCGCTTGTCCAGCAGGGGCTTTCACCGTGAACAATTGGTACGCGACGCCCGGCTGGCTATCGATCCACGCCGCGATGTTGTCGTTGAGGCGCGGGTCCAGGCTCGCGAACGAACCAAAGTGGATCGGATTCCCAAATTGATCGACATTGGTGATCATGCCGTTGATCGAGGTATTGACGCTCTGGTGCTCGCCGCCGAGAGCGCTGTCGATCGCCCCAAACGCCTGCGACAGGGCAAGCTCGTCCGCCGCGGTCCCCGTGGCGTAACTCAAGGTCGAGGGGTTCTGATTGAACCCACTCGCCCCCTGCGGCTGGATCATGAAGTAGCTGTTGTTTTGGGTTCGCCCGGCGACCTCGTTGTCCTGCACCGTAAGCTCCGGCGCGAGGAAACTAAAATTGCCCGACGCGTTGATGGCGTTGTTGACCAACCAGTTCTCGCCGCCGCCGGGCGCGGGGCCGAGGTCTTGTTCGAGATAAGTGAACAGAGGCACGCCCGGGCCGTTGACCTCCTCGCCGACCTGCATGCTGCCCGACTGGACCGAGCCCACAGTGAGTAGCCCGTAAGTCTCGGTCATCGGCTCGCCCGAGAGTTTACCCGCGGGCGGAACCCAATTTTGGCCGAACACAGAGTAATCGCCGACGCCCCCTGGGTCGCCGTCGTGCTGAAAAATAAGCGTGTTCGCGCTCGGCGTGTCTGCGATCACGCCATTACCATTGATGATGCCGCCGATCGGGATCGTGACCCCGGGCGTGATCGCGTTCACCACCAGCTGCGCGCCATGGGAGAAGTGCCCGGTGAACGCCACCGACTGCGCCGTGATCGTGTCGTTGTGAGAGGTCGCGAGGACGGGGCGGTTCTTGTTGATCGCGGTGTACAACTTAATGGCGGCGTCGGCCGACGAGATTGCCCCCGAGAGATTGACGTTGCCGTTGTAGGTCCAGTTGTTGAAGACGATCGTGATCGGCCCGTTGACGGCGCCCCAGTTGTTCGCCGCGACGATGGCGTTGATGTTGCCGCCGATTAAGTGAGGTCGTTGCCCAAAATTTTCGCGAGTAAAATAGGCAGTCACGCCGGGAACGTTGGCGTAGCCGGCGAAGAACGCCCGCGACCACGCGGCTTCCTGGCTGGAGACACCGTAGAAATTCTCGACCGCGGTCTGACTGGTGTAGGCTACGCTGATCGTGTCTGGAGTGTTGTTCTGCCAATCCACAAAAGTACGAGCGAGCGCATAGGGGGAGCTATAAGTCCCAGGCGGGTCGAGCGTCGGCGCCGTCGCGTTGGCGGGGCTGAAATATCCGCCCGGATCGGGAAGGATCACCTTCGATCCAGGCGGGCGGTACGTGCCGGGCGGGGAACTCATGACAGCTTTTCCTTTTGTTGATGAAGCTTCGCGAGAAAGCTCAGAATCTCCGGCGAGCCCTGCAAGCGGGCGGTCTCTTCAGCCGTCATCGGGCGCGCCCTGAGACGCTCGTCATAGACGCCGAGAAAGTAACAATCGTGGCACAGGGTCAGGTCGCCCGGCCGAGGGGGTTCAGGATCGCCGGAGAAGTGCGAGCGCGCCACCACGCCGCACGAGGGACACCGGCTGCCGGTCGAGACCGGCCGCGCATACATCTTCGCTTTTGACATTATACCCCCGGCTAAAGAAGGCCGTCGCGTCGCGCCAGTTCCTTGACGAGGGCGCAGTTGAACCCCAACCCCTGCTCGGCGACGCGCCGGTTGAACATGACGACGCCCGTCACCACTCCGGCGGCGGCAGTCGTGTCGTCGCCCTTCACGGTTTGAACTTCGGGGGAGTTGAGGACATGAACGACAGCCCGGTCGAGGTCGCGGTCGTCGCACACTTTCGCCGCCTGCTTGAAGACGCCGACCTTCTGAAAGAAGGAGAAGCGCTCCGGGTCCAGTGTCTGGGCCGGCGCCTGGGCTGGCGACGCCATGGCGAGCAGGAACAGCGACACGCGTAGGAGCGAGGAACAAATCATGTACAAACCTCATAAGAGACGAACAGGGAACGCTAAAGCAAATTTGTCCTAATCAAGACGCGGCACTCGCGGATATGGCCCTTCGGGTCTCTGGCGTTCCAGATTTCCGGGGGATAAGTCTTGCGCAGCGCGCCGCGCTTGATGCTCATGCTGGTCAACGTCCCCCACCAGTTCTTGTGCCTGGCCTTGAAGCCCTGCGCCTCGAGGGCGAGGCGAATTTCCTCGGCGATGCCCTTCCAGCCCTCGAGAAGATCGTAGACCGTGTCTTCCCACTTCCGGCGAAAGCCCGGATCGATGCCCTTGAGCGAGAGGGCGACGCCCTCGTCCTTGAGGATCTCCCCGGAGGGTTGGTTGTCGACGATCAGGCGCAGGGGCATGAGACGAACCCCGGGGACGGTAGGAGGGGTTCCCAAGCCGTCCCCGGGCCCACAAGCGGCGAATGCGTCACCGCGAGTTTAGATGAAATCGAACACGAGGCGCGTGCCTTTACGAGTGTCGACGCGGATCGCCGCCTCGATCAGGCGCGTCGCCTCCTCGGGCTGAACGATGAGCGTGCCACTAAGGGGCTCGGCCTTGATCTGACCCCGTCTAACGAGGTTGTAGATGCGTTGTCGCGGCACACCGAGACGTTCGGCGAGACCGGCGATGGAGACGGGCCGTTCGACCGGCGGGGTGATTACGGCTTTGCGCAGGGCGCTGGACATTAGAAAGAAGCTCCTTCACTTGTTGTAACAGACTTAGTCTCAATGTCTGATATTGTCAAGACATTACACCCTGTCCTCGTCGGGGAATTCGCTTCCCGCCTTGGACGGAAACGGGATGATCGTACCCGCCTTGGGAGAAGCGAGGTTCTTCCAGATGGCGATGATCTCGGCGTCGCTCAGCAAAGACCACTTACGCCCGTCGGCCGTCGTCTCGGCGAGCGCCCATAAGCGCCCCGAGTGGGTGACGCCGTTGATCACGGCGCTGACCACGCCGCAGCGACGGTCCCTGGAAACGCGGAGACGATGAACCCCCGACATGGTCGAGAGCCACGCGCCGATGCTCTGCGCCGTCACCCGTATGTCGCGAAGCTTGAGATACCCCGCCAGTTCCTGCGCCGACGCCACCAGGGTGTGGGGCGTGTCTGCCGTGATCCCGGCGCGGGCGTCGGCGATCAAGTCTTCCAGCGCCGCCAGCGGGGGAGCCACGTTCTGTTCCTCCAATTCGACTTTGTCGGGGGTCGAGGGCGCGACGCCTTTGAATTCGGCGATCTCGGCGTCACTCAAGGAGAGTGTCAGGAGATAAGCCGCGCACAGGGCCCCGGCGCCATCGTCGAGCCATTTGTGCATATCCAAGTAGTAAGCGGGATCACGCGCCGGTTGCTTCAGGCGATTGACGACGTGGACGCGCCGCGAGCCGCGCTCCAGGTAGAGCGGGTTCTGGCTGTTGGAGAACAGGATCACAGCGGCGCGGTTGGGGATCTGATATTGTTTCACATGTTTTTTGTTGATGGTCAGGGAGTCCGGGGGCGCGGCCAGGAGCGGCTTGAGGCGGTTGGCGACTTCGAGCACGTCGCGCTTCGACTGCGCCGTCTCGCCGATGATGACCAGTTTGTGCTCGGCCCACGGATTGAACTGACTGCTGTCGCCGGCGAGGGCGTAGCTGAGAATGTCTTCCCAATTGTCTTTGCCCACCGCCAATTTGAGCGGCGCGGTCATGGTGTCTTTGCCAAGCCCGGCGTCGCTGATCACCAGGAAGTGCCAGTTTGGCTTGAGTTCGGGATATTGGGCGACGAAAGCGCACCAGCGCAAGAAACGATCACGCTCCTCCGGCGACCCAAGCACAAATTCGAGGTGATCGAGCCACTTCTGAATGTGCGGCTTAGCGACCGGCTCGGTTGGGATCGTCGTCGCCTTCCAGCGGTTGAATGACGGCAGCTTCACGTCCGCAGACGCGACGAACTGCCCCTCGCCGGGCGCGTAGGTCAGGTCGAACACCGAAACCCGGTCAGGCTGGCGCAGGAACACGGTGGCTGCGCTCACTGCTTTGCCCTTGACGCCCAGTTCACGGCACAGCGCCTTCGCCCGGTTCGCTTCGTCGTTGGAAAAAGCGTCCTTGTCGTAGGCGCGGCCCGTGTGCATGTCGACGAACCCCTTGGCCTTGCAATAGGCCCAGCGGGCGCTGAGTTCGTCCCAGATCGGCCTCGCCTTTGGGGCGGGAGGGGGTTCGTCCGGGGGGAACTCGGCCGGGTCGAGATCGGGGAAGTCGATCGGGGCGCGGCGAAACTGGCGCACGATGTCGAGGAGCGCGGTCTCGCCATAGCGCAAGTCCTGGCGGACGATGCTGGCCCAGACCGTGTCCGAACCCCAGTCTTTCTGAAAGCGCCCGTCGGACCAGTTAAGCCACGCGGCCCGGGCCTCGGGGGTGTGCCGCCGCGAAGGGATAAAGGCCGCGAAGGCGTAGCCCACCGAGAGCCAGTTCAGGGTGACGTCGAGCCACTGGTCGATGGCGTTGGCGTCGGCGGGGGCGACATCGCGGTTGGGGATCTCGGCGAGGAGCGCTTCGGCTTCGGCGAGCGCGTCGCCATAAGAAATCTTATGCTCTGTCGCAGGGGGCGCAGACATGGGCGCAGACACGAGTTTACGGGTGATCGGCTCCCAGCCAAGGGTGTGAACTTGTTCGACGAACTCCTCGAGGATCTTTTCGAACCGGAGAAGCGTAATCGCAGGGACTCGATCGAGCGGAGGGAGTTCGTTTTCCCAGGCGTAGGGCATGCGCGTGCCGGGGTGAATCCCAGCGATCACGGCTTGTTTGCTCCTAGCGAGGATCTGAATGCCGCGGGTGATCAAGCCCTTGCGGAACTTGGGATCGGCATTGGCGACGTCTTCGGGCTCCATCGTGTCGCCGTCGACGACGCGCACGAGAAAAGCGTCGCGCTCGTGCTTGGGGTCGAGCACATAGCGTCGCGGCGCATCGGGCAAGAGCGCACGAAGCACTCGACTGAACTCTCCCCCTTGATCGTTGTCGACGAGGACGAGCCCTTGTCCAGCGACCAACCCAGTGTTGGCGCCCCAATTGTCGCGCCAGTTCTTAGCGACGGCGTAGTCGTGACAACGGTGTCTGGGGTCGTTGACGCTCGCGCCGGTCCAGCCGCCGGGGGTCAGATACCCAGGGGCTTTGCCCCGGTCCTTGAGGGCGATCTTGGTGCCCGGCGCGAGGTCGCAATCCGGGGGCGTGACCGAAATCAACCGGGGACCGTATCCGAGGTCGAACAGGGCTATGACGTCGTGCTGGTAGGGCATTTCCGATCATAGCTTTCCGTATCGTTTGACAATGGCCCCCTTCGCCGACAACGGCATGCCTTTGGCCCACGGCTTGGGATTGGTCATCACGTCGCGCATGAGCTTGAGAAGAACGGACCCGTCTTCGGCGGTCAGAGCGACGATTTCATCATGCACGGTGGTGCAGAGCGTATCGGGGTAGATTGCATCGAGATCGACAATGGCGTCGGCGAGGAGATCGCGGGCGACGGCTTGCGTGGCGTTTTCGACCAGTTTCCCGCCGTAGGTGTCGAGTTGACGCCACTGCTTGGTGACCTGGTCGACGCCCCAGAACACGATGCGCCCATTCTCTAATCGAGCATTGCGATAGACGAGGTTGCGCCCGGACGGGAGCGTCATGAGAAGCGACCCTGCAAGGCGTCCTTTGGGGTTCGCCATGCGAAAGCGAAGGCGCTTGTAGGGGAACTCGTCGCTGGGGCTCAGGATCGCCTTGCGGGCGCACGTCTCGCACGCGTGCCACAGCGAGACGATGAGCGCGTTGGCCTGGCGAAAAGCGTCGATGGCGTTCTTGGCCTCGCTCAGGCTCAGCAACACCCGATAGGCCGGCGACGCGGCTGTCGTTTGGAACTTGACGTGACCCATGCCGAACCCGGCCGCGAGACGAAGCACTTTGCCGAGTTGACGATCGGTCGAGCCGATAGCGGCGGCGGTGGCGACGTAGACGTCGTCGCCACGGCGAAACACGTCGAGGAGGGGTTCGTCCTCGGCCAGCCACGCCAGGACGATAGCCTCGATGGCGTGGTAGTCGCACACGACGAAAGAGAACCCCTCCGGGGCCTGGAACACGCCGCGCAGACACGAGGAGACCACATCGAGTGGCCGCCCGAAAATGTGCCGGAGCGTGTCGCCGTCAGCTCCAAGGAGGATCTCCTCGATGGCGAGATCGACGTGCCGGATCACGGGGCGGGGGAAATTCTGGATCTGCGGGCCGCGCCCTCCCCAGCGGAGCGTCCGAACCGCCGCGCCATATTGCACGAGGTTGCGGGCGTAGTCGTCGTGCGAAGCGTAGTTGGCGAGCGAAATCAACTTCGCCGTCGAGGTTTTGGCCGCTTCGGCGCGGGTGAGCAGAACGTCCTGCACTTCGGGCGTAAGCGCGCTGAAGGCGGGCGTGCCCAGGAACGGGAAGAGCGTGTCCTTGTCGAGCGAGGCGTGAGGGTAGCCGCCAGCCTGGACCCATTGGAGGAGCCGGGAGTTTTGCGTCGCGCTGGTGACTGCGCCCTTAGTGAGCGAAGCGATGACCGCGTTGAGGTCTAGAAGTTCTCGAAGCGTGATTGCGCTCAGAGCGGTGAGCAAAACGTCGTCTACGGGTAAGCCGCGGGCGTTCATGCGCTGGTCGACGAGCCAGATCTCGCGCTCGCGCTTGGTCATGCGCGGGATGCGCATGTGAACCTCGCGCTCGGCCCTCACGTCGTCGATGTTGTACGCGACCAGGTCTCTGACCTTGGCGCGGTCTTCGCGGTGCCACCAGCGCAGCGGGTTCAAGGAGCGGGGCCGGGCCATGCGCTTCATCAAGGCGCGGCCGGTTTTGTCTTTGAGATAAGGCGAACCCACCGCGATCGCCGCTTCGTCGAGGCTCATGGGCAAGCCGGCGCATGCCGCTGCGCACATGGTGCAGTGAAAGCGCTCGATGGGGAGTGCAGGCCAGCCAAAGCGTGGGACACAGATGTTGTTCCAGACGTTCCACTCGAAGTTGGCGTTCCAAGCATGAAGCTCCGCGCCGCCGACAACAGCATCGAGCAAGGTGGCGCGCTTCTTGTGCGCGAACCCATGCTCGGTGGGATTAGGCCAAGCGAAATCGAGCATGTCGAACTCGAAGCTCTCAGGCTCGGCGTGATCGAGCGCGAACCCGCACAGGATTGGGACCGTGTCCGGGCGCTTAGTCCACACGTCCGCGCCTACGTCGGAGAGATCGAGTACACCCGCCAGTTCGAAATCGAGCGAGACGACTTTAGTCACTCCAGCGTCTCGCTAACGAGATGCGCCTGGCCCTCGATGTCGCGCCAATGATCGAGGTGGTGGGGGTTGCCCGAAAGAATGCGGGCGAGCTTGGTGAAGATCGCTTCGAGGCTCTCGCGCTGGATGTCGGTGAGGTTCGAACCCCAGTTGGGCGTGTTGCGCGCCACGTCCTTGAAGCGCTGAGCGATCAGCGCCGTCGCGCTGAAATTACCGTGGGTGAACTCCCGCTCAACTAGGAGGGGATGACGCGACGCCGGCGTCGACGGATGGCGCAGCGCGGCCTCGATGGCGGCGAGGCTCCCGATATGCGGCAGCGCATAGTGTTCGGAGACACGGCGTGTCTCGCTGACGTGGCTGTAGTCTTCGACGTGCTCGGAGGTTTCGTCCACGAGGGGTGTTCCTTTCGCCAAGATGCGGGCCGCGTTAAGCGCGGCCCGCGAAGATTGTTTTTAGATGGGTTCTTCTTCGCCCTCGTCGTCCTCGGGGAACGACAAGTTGGCCGGCTTGCGGCCATCAAGACGAGGTCCGGGCTTGAGGAACTGCACGGTTTCGAGGAAGAACGAACACCCTTTCTTCCCCACGGTGTCGTAGGCGAACGGGCGAACGTTGGCGCGCACAATCCAACCCGCGTAGAACTCGGACCAGTCGATGATGTCCTCGCGCCGGCTGTTGACGCAACCGGGCTGAGTCTTGGTCCACGGCGAGATGAAGATGTCGCCGGCTTTGTAACCTTCGTACAAGCCTGCTTTCTCCGCGCCGTCGTGGAAAGGCGAGATCAGTCCAGTGGGCAACTTGGCGGGCCAGCGCGCTTTTAGCGCCTCGTCGATACCCTTCTGGAGGTTGGCGAACTCGGGGCGCTTTTGTGCGCTCTTGTCGAAGATGATGGTGAGCGAGAAGCGCAAGTCAGCGCCCTCGACGATGGCCCTCGGCTTCACGAGATGAGGGAAAGAGCAGACGCCGGGCGGCGTCAGGATCGAGTGCATAGCCACGGTGATGTCCTCTTGGTCTGTTGAGTCGGTTTGGTCGGTTGAGAAGGGCGCCATCGCCCTCCGGTATCCCGCGACGGTTTTGAGCCGCTCGCGGAATTGGTCACGCGCATTGAGCGCGCCTAGAACGCCCAGGATCTGATCGGGCGTAGCCATCAGATCGTCTCCAGTTCGGCGTCGAGTTCGGGATCGTAGTCGGGGAAGCTGTCGATCGAGCGCTGCGTCCGGTATCTCGCGTACACAGGGCAGTCGATGCTGGCGGCGCAGAAAAAACAGTGGTTGCCGGGCACGAGCGGCCCTCCCCCGTTGGCGATGATCTCGACGCTCGGCTTGAACGTCGAATAGCCCCAGTAGAGGAGATCGCCCAGCGAGATCGTCCAGGTGCGCACGGGTTGTCCACCGGCGCGGGGCTGCACGATCACCAGACACACATTCTCGATGGTTTGGGCCAGGTCGGGGCGCTCGCGCACCAGCTTGCCGTAGAGGCCGAGCGCGTAGAGCAAGAGTTGGGTGTTGCGGTCCACCCGAACCCCCTTTCCCCGGCCAAACTTGAAGTCGAGCACATAGAGAGTGAACCCGTCGCAGGCGCCGAAATCCGAGGTTCCAAACACGTTTTCGGGCGGCTCCTCGCCGAGCAGGGTCCAGATCCACGCGAGCGACACTTCGCCCTCGACCACGCGCCACTGGGAAGCGTCGGAGATCGACCCGGTGGTGGCGGCAAACAGTTGCACAGCGTTGAGCATTTCGGGCGTGACCTGGATCGAGTCGCCGTCGACGTCGAATGTCGCACCCTCTTTCCACGGCACCGCGTGGATGGTCAGCGCCGCCTCGCAGAGCGTGTGCGCCAAGACGCCCTCGTGCGCGGCGAACCCGACCTTGCGCGGCGGGCGCGTCGCCCACATCGCGGGCGCGCCGGTGCAATTCAGCCAGATGTCGCTGGACGAGGGGCCGAGACGGGCGTGGCGCTGAGACGACATTGGCTTTGTCTTAGGATCACGCCACCGGCTCGGCGAGCCCGGCCGCTTCGATCAGGTCGGCGAGCGCTTGTTTATGCGCGTCGGTCGCCTCCATCACGAACCCAAGGCCCGTCTTGGTCTTGAACGCCGGGAGCAACTCCAGGATTTTAGGTGAAGCGCCTTGTTCTTTCTTCTGAGCGAGGCGCACGGCCTGGGTCACGACGCCCTTGAGCACATCGAGAGGAGGAAGCTCGCGCACGGGAGGAGGGGGCGCGGGAGGCGCGGGGGGAGGCGCGGGGGGAGGAACGGGAGCGGGCTTCGCCGCCTCGGGCTCGGGCGCCGGCGCGGGCTTGGTTTTCCTCGTGCGACTGGGCGCGGAAAGGGGTTCGACAGGGGCCTCGGGAACAGGTTCGGGAAGGGACTTAGCTAATTCCTCGACGTCGTCGGGGAACTCGTCGAACGCCGGAAGAGGCTTCACGTCCAGCGCGCTGCGCATCTGCAGGGCGATATCGAGCCAGTTAGCGCCTTGAAATGTAATGGATATGTTGGTCATCTGTGTCCTCACTTGGTTTAAGATGTCATATGGCATCTGGAAAGTCAACTCTTGTAGCACGTTGCACAGGGGTGTTGTCAACGATTTGCGCGATTTCGCGGGTCTTGCGGGCAACAATGGACACCAAGCGGGCGTCGAGAGTTCCAGGGAGAAGCACGAAACGAGCTAAAACAGCGTTACGTTGTCCATTTCTGTGCGCTCTGGCGATCGCTTGGTGGTTCTTCGCCGGCACAGGCGACATCTCGGCGATGACGACGTTGTGCGCCGCATGAAGCGTGATGCTCTCCCCGGCAGCCTCGATGGCGAGAACGATCAAACGGCGCTTGGGGTTCGCCTGGAAAGCGCCGATCACCATCTCGCGGTTTCGAGCGTTCGTCTCTCCGGTGATCACCAGGGGCGCATAAGCCTTGAGCCGCTCGGCGAGGTCACGAATAACCTCGCGATGATGAGCGAAGACGATGAGTTTCTCGTCGAGGTTGTCTTCGAGAAAGTCGCTCACCAGTTCGGCGACGCCCTCGACTTTCGCTCGGCCGATCAGGCGCCGCACCGTCGAAAACGCGACCATGCTCGATTGAACCATCCCCAGAAGCTGGTCGTCGTCGAGCGCATCGATGTTTCGATCGAGTGTTGCGCCAGCCATCGCCTGCGCCAGTTCGACGCGCAGTGAGCGCTCGATGGCCGTGTCTGCCGGCAGCGAGTGCTCGACGATACGAAGCTCGGGCAACTCGGGGAGCACGTCTCTGAGCTTTTTACGATCGATGAACGGTTTGAGCCGTTGGCCAAGCTCATAAGTGTTGCGCGATCCCACGATGCGCAGGCCCCTGGGCCCGCCGCGGGCGACGACGCAAAACCTGTCGACGAACGTGTCGTAGTCCATCGCGCCCAGTTGCGGGAGAACGATCAAATCGGGCCTGAGCGCGTGGAGGTGGGTCCAGAACTCCGCCGCGTGGTTGAGAATGGGTGTTCCGCTGAGGCACCAGACGTGGGGAGTTGTCGCCAAAGGCGATCCCTTGAGGTCGAGGCGCTCGCCGTAGATGGCTTGGGTGCGGATCGCCTCGGGGTTCTTGAGGTAATGGGCCTCGTCCACGATCGCCACGTCGAAGGGGGCGCGTGAAGCCGCCTCGATCACGCTCCGGCTCTGAGCGAGGCGCGAGAACGGGACGATCCGAACCCCCTCGCCCGCCATGAAGTCGTAGGGCTTGGCCGCGGCCGTCGCGTCGAAGATCCTGATGTCCCTGATGTTCGACCAGTCGACAAAATGCTGTCTCCAGACACTCACCGCGATCGGCGGGCAGAACACCAGGATTCTGACTGCTCCGGTTTTCATCGCGGCGCGCACCGTCGTCGGCGTCTTGCCCACGCCCGCGTCCCACACCAGCATCGCCCGGTGCGAAGTTGCGAGCAGGTTTGCGCCCTTCGCCTGGAAAGCCATCAGTTCGAAGCTCATAGCTCCTCCACGTTCAAGTCGATGGCGTTGGCGAAGGTGAGCAGGCTGTCGAGGTACCAACCGCCTATCAGGGTGTTCGCCATGTAGCTGTGGTGATGGCGCAACGCCTGCGCTATGATTCGCAGCCTGGCTCGGGGGCTCTGCGCTTTCTCGTATTGAGCGAGCAACCGTTTCCGCTCGGCGTCGAAGACCGCGAAGCGTTTTGCCGCCTCGGCGCCGATCTGGGTCATCTGATCTTCAGCGTCAGTGCTCATACGAACCCCCTCCCGGCGTCGGTGTCGAAAGCGTAGCGCGCCAGGAGCAAAGCGTCCGCCCGGCCCACGTGCTTTTTCAGGCCAAGTTTCGACGACGCTTCCGGGTAGAGCCGGATGGCGATCTCTCGCGAAACGTCCTTGTCTTTTCCTAAGAGCCGAAAGTGCGCCTTCCACTTGGCCGGCGTGACATAGGAAATGGGCGCGCCATACCCGGCGACGCACCCTATCGCGACGCCATAAGCGCAGCCGAAAGTGAATACCGAACTCACTCCCTGACCCGGCCTGGACGCCACTTTTTCGATAATAGCGAAAGCCGGGCGCATCGAGCGGAGCATATCACAGAACGCGGTTGCGTTCACCATTTTGGCAAAGCGAGGCAGCTCGTTGCAATCTATGAACTCCCCAGCGCCTCCGAGAATTGCAAAAGCTCCGTTCACGCCTGGGTCGATGGCGATAATTCCCGTGCGGGAATCGGGGTTTTGATGGGTCATAGCTCACAGTCATAATCTGGCATATAGGTCATAGCTCATGGTCATAATCTGACATGTTGAACTCGTCAAGAGCAATTCGTTAAGTGATTTTCCTCGTGAATTTGAGTTCATGGTTTGTACCCATTACCGCTTTTACCATATGCATCGATGTATGTTTTTGTATGGTAAGCGGAAATTTTCTCTTTTTTGTCAATAGCTATTTACCCTTTTACCTTTTTACCTTTTATATATATAAAGAAAAAGAATAAGAATAAGAAAAGAACAAAAAAAGGAACAAGAATACAAAACATTACACATAGGGGAGAAGAAAAAAGAGAAAAAAGAAAAAGAGGGAAATAATGATAGGAAAAGTCAGTTTGGTTGGTAATCCGGTATAAGACACCTCGCTACAAAACCGGAATGTTCCTGCGATAAGGCGGGTTCGAATTTGTCGAAAACCCTCTGACGATTTCCGGGGCCACTTTGTCTTATAAGGCAAAACGCTTTTCGGGGTGGTGAAGAAGAGGCGCCCGGCCCGGCGCGAGCAGACACGCCAGGCCAGACACGTCAGGCCAGACACGCCAGGCCAGACACGCCAGGCCAGACACGCCAGGCCAGACACGCCAAGCCAGACACGCCAGGCCAGACACGCCAGGGCGTTCAGACCTCTTTGTCGAGCCGGGCGCGCTCCCGCGCCAAGTAAGCTTCGTGCTTGGCGGTTTCGCTCAATTGTCGAGGCGACGGCGCAGGAGGCCACTGCGTCTCAGACTGGCAGTCGTCGCAAATCGACAAGATCCCCAAAAGGGCTACGAGCCACAACGGCAGAAAAACGACGACGACGACGATCACGGGGTTAATCCTCAACCGGGCAAAAGCGCCCGCGACCAGGGGGCGGGTTCGAACCCGTCCCCTGCGCGCTGGCGCTTTCAGGCGGCGCGGGGCGCGCCGCCGTCGAGCAGCTTGATCAGGGCTTTCAGGCCCTCGGTCGAGAGCGCCCTCGTGTCCCACACGACGCACGCCCTCTGTGCGAACGGCCAGAGCACGCTGTTGGTCATCAGTCCGATACCGACAATCTCGACCCCACGGCCCTGGTAGAACGCGCACAGAGCCGCGTTGGCGTCCGGCGAGTAACTGTCTTGACCGTCGGTCAAAACGAGCAAAATGCGCCGGGTCACATTGCCGACTTTCAGCAAGCGCTCGGCGCACGCTTTCATCGCCGGCAGCATGCCCGTGCCGGCTTGGCTCGTGAGACCGGCGACTTTGCGGCGGGTGGGTTCGGCCCAGCCCTCCGTAAACGCCTTCGGGCGCATGATGGAAGCGTCGTCGAACCCCGTGATCTCGAACTTCACGCCGGCCGCTTTGAGGGCGTCGCCCATGTGCAGCGCCATCGCCTTGGCCGCAGCGAGACGCGGACCCGCCATCGAGCCCGACACGTCGAGCAAGATCGACACGGCGGCTTCCCTGCCCTCTTCCTCGACCCGTCGGCGAAACACGTTAGGCGCGCCGGTCGCGAGCCCCACCAGGTTCCGCATATCGAGACGCCCAGATGGTTGGCGACGTTCGTTGGCCACGCGCTCCGGGCTCTTGACCGCTTGCGTCAAGTGCCGGCGCAACCTGGCCGGGCTGGCGATGGCTTCGCCTGCGAGCTTGGGGCTTCCGCCGCGCTTCAATTCGACTTCGCGAGGCAGGGGAACGTTCAAGATCGTCGTGGCGTTGGCGGCTTCGACCGTCACCTGATGAGGGTCTTTGCCCGCTCCCCGCGCTGTTTCCTCGGCGATGTCGTTCAGGTGGGCCTCTTCGTAGCGCTGGGTAGCGTCGCTCACGTCCTCGACTGGCTCGACTGGCTCGGCGGGTTCATGGTCGCTACGCCCTCCGGCGTCGCCCGTGTTCGCGCCCTGGGAAGCCTTGCCCGCATCGTCGCCCTCAGCTTCGCCTTCAGGAGGCCCACCAGAGGCCGCTGGAGGCCCTTCGAGGCCGGGTTGGGGGGAAACAGCCTCTGAGGGCTCTTGGCCGTCCACGGGCTCTGGCGCGTCGTCTGGCGTGTCACTCTCTGCACCTGTCAAATCGCCCAGCGCCGCATCGTCGTCTTCACTCTCGCTTTCGGTTATTTCGCCTTCGTTCTCGCCTTCGTTCTCGCCTTCGCTTCCGGCAGGGCGGGGAGAGAGGTTCGACTGCGCCGGTTTGGGCGCGGTCGAAGCCAGCGCTTTCAGGTCGTGCGCCAAGGTCAAACAATCCTGGGTCGAGGCGAGCGTGTCGAAACGCGCCAGGGCGAGATCGAACAACGGCAGTTGTTCGCGGCGCACATGGCCACGCCAATTGGCGGGGAACGTCGAGGCGTAGCCTAGCTTTTCGCGAAAGATCACGAGGTTCAGGACGAACGAAAACTGCGCCGGGTCGCTCAACTCGAACCCCGGCGCGTTCAGCGCCCGCTGAGCGATATGGGCGTTGAGCGCTTCCAGCAATCGTCGTGCTTCCGTCACCATGACCAGCGCCGGAGTGTTTGCTTTCGTCTCGATACGGTTGTCTTCGAGCGCGTTGACCAGCGCGTGAACCCCGTCGCGGCGCGATTGCGCGACGACTTCCCAGTCGGTCCACAGCGCGTGCAGGAGTTCGTGAACGACGTAAGCGCCGATCAAGTCCGCCTGCCAGCGTGGCAGGCGCACGTTCAACGGCATTGCCGGCATGCACAGTGTCCAATGCGACACGCCGGTGTAAAGGTCGCGTTTCGCCAGTGCAATCGCGGCGGTCCCGACAAAAGGCCTGATCACCCAGTGGTCGTGCGGGTTACCGCCATTGGCTACGTACAAACGCACGCAAGTTTCTTTCGCGGCATGGTACAATTCCATCGGGGTTAAAAGTTTCGACACGGGATCAATCCTCACGCTGCGGTTTCGTCGTCGTCGGCGTCTTCGTTGCGCCAATGACCTGAGTTTTCTTCGTCTAGAAAAGCTTCGAAGCGGAGGGCTTCTGCTGCGCTGGCGAAGTTTTGTGAGCGCTCGCTATCGCCAGCGCAAATGTCAGTTTCAATCCAAATGACAGTGATCACGTTCAAGTCTCCGTTGTAGGGCGAAAGCGCCCGCAACTGCCCAACGCGCCGCGTTGGGCAATCGCTGACGTTCTCAGCCCTCAGAGGGGATCGCTCGCGTCGGGGAACGACAGTCCGGCGACACTGATCCCCGCGCCTTGCGTCGATGCGTCGACGGGCTTGGCGTCGGGGTCGAGCGAACCGCGAACGATCCCGTCGATCACGGCGTGCGCAGATGTCAGGTTTTGCCCGGCGAGCATGATCAGGGCGGCTTTGTCCTCGGCCGCTGCGCCCGCGATCACTACGCCTTCGAACGCTTGTTTCGAACCGATCCCGATCTTGACTAGGTTCGCCCATGCCAACAAACGTCTCGTTGTGACGCCCATTGTCAGTTTTCCCGCGTCGCAGCTCTGGCGCGTGAGCTTGGCGTATTCGACCATAGGCTGAACCGCCTTGGGATGTACGCCAACGCGCCGGGAAACCATGGTTGTCTCTTGACCCTCAGTGAGAAAGCTCAGTTCAGTCTTGAGCGCGAACCGATCAAGAAAAGCAGCGTTCAACGCTGCGGTATCTATGTATCTCCCACTGTCGTCGCCGGTCCCGTTGGTATTGTCGCAAGCGCAGATGAAAACCCCATGCGCGGCAGGGACAATTTCCCCAGTGACTAGATACAACTTCCGCGTGTCGAGCGCGGTCTGCAAAACGCTCAGCGTCCCGGAGCGCAACAACGAAGGCTCGTCAATCAAAATCACGCAACGCGGTATCCTGAACGCTCTCGTTAGTTTCCCGTCTTCCCACGTCATCCCTCCCCCTTTTGCTGGGACCATCTGGCCGATCAATTCCATCGGCTCGGTCGTCCTCTCAATCGGGATCCGCACGAACGGGCGGTTCAATCTCGCCGCATATTGCCCTAACCCGACAGTTTTCCCGGTCCCCGCGACCCCGTACACCCAAGCGTTCATCCCGGCGGCGTCCTGCGCCGCAAGCTCAGCCAGCAACGAAGGCTGCCACAAATAGTCCAAGTCCACTGGGTTCAGCGGGTCGACGTAGTCGCACACGTCGACTTGCAAACTGTCCCAAACGTGCCTGTGTGTCTGGGGGCAGTCGCTCTTTCTCATGCCGAACGCCTGGAACAGCGAGAGCGTCTTAGTTCTCGCGACCGTCAGTGGCGGCTGAACCACCGCGCCGTCTTTGTCGACGGTCTGAACGACGGTTTTCACGATCGTTCTCGGTCCTCGAACCGCAGACGCCACGACGTCCCTGATCAAGTCCGGCATCATCCCGGCCAAGTGCGGGGTCATGTGTACCGAGGCCGGCGCTAATACCTCCGCGATTACCGTCTCGACGTCGCCCCCCTCGAAGCGCTCTGCGTTGTTCGCGCCGCTCTCTTCTTTCTCTTGCTCTTTCGTGTGCGCCATCGCCTCCGCGATGCTGTCCAAGCTCACGAGGCCCTCCGCCAGAAGCTTGTTGCGCAGCGCCTTCGATGTCGCGCCGCCTAGTTGGGGTTCGTCAGGCGAAGGCGCCTGAGGCATGGCTGCGACTTTTCCCGGAGACCCGAGCGCCAGCCATTGCGCATGAGCCGCGAACAAATCGTACCTAAGCGCCTCAGCCGCCAAAATGATCTCGGCTTTGGTCAAGGTCTCGGTTCGGCCGTTCCAGCCTTGCGTAACGCAATAATCGCTCCAACCCGGTTGCGATTTTAATCGCGGCTTGATGAAGTCGCGAAATTCTCTCCCCAACTGGAAACGGTCGTATTTCGAAGGAATAACGTTAGACATTTCAGTAACTTAGCTCCACTCGCCCGCAGACGCATTCCACGGGACATCGTGTCACTAGCATACAAAACAGGGCATGTCTAGGCGTTTTTAGGCGTTTGTGGACATGTTGCCTGATGTTTGTGCGCCGGCTTAATTCCTTGCGCTATGAACTTCACGCGTGAGGACTGGCGACCGGGCCGCAATAGACGGAGCTATCCCCGACAACGCGACTGGGGAGGGCGGCGCGAGATATCGCCAGGAATGAGCGCGAACGTCGTTCCCGGCGTGTTTGCACCGGGCGCTCCTCGTTGCGCTCACTGCGGGCGCGTGGCTATGCGAGGTCTCACGGTTTGCCGTCAGCACGGCGGCGCACGATGGACGGCGCGTTTGAGGCCCTACATAGCGCGCCAGGATATCAAGGCGGGTTCGCCGGAGCCATGAGGCGTTTGAAAACTGCCGTGTCTGTCGTGTCTGTGCCAGGACAACTTGAGGCCATTACAGACACAGTTGAACTCGCCAAGCTAACTCTACAGGCGATTTGCCGGAGCGACGCACCAGCTGCGGCGAGAGCACAAGCTGCGAGAACACTATTGGAATTGGCCGGAGTTTTACGCTCAGGCGGAGGCGCAGACACGCGTCGGACACCTGCAGAAATGTCACTCGAGGAATTGGACGCTCGGCTCGAGGCATTGAGCGCAAGCGGGTCCGGGCTGGGTCCGGGCGACGGCGCAGACACGGAAAAAGTGAGGAAATAGTAGGCGAGGCACGGGATGACGCGGTGATGTTGGATCACCGCGTGTCGTGTCTGGGCGCAGACACGCGGGCGCGTGACGGCGCGTGGGCGCGTGCGTGTCTGCCCCCGGGGGTATTGTCTAGCGACCGCGAGCCCGGGCCCCGTAAGGCTACTAAATTCAGCAATTTTGAACTTTTCAGGCTATTTCCATCAGGGTTTTAGAAAAGGGGTTCACTCGTCGAGTGTTCGGCGGATCTGCTGATCGCCTCGATACTTGCCGCACGAGAGCGCCGGCGATCTGCTCGAGACGCTCGACACGAGGGTACAAGTCAGTACACCCGCGTTGGCCACACTCCGAGGCGGTAAAAGGGTGTCCCCGCAGGGGTGAGGGGTTCACAAGCGTCGGGCAAAGCCCTATGCTGGCCGCCGCCGGTATTCGGATCGCTCGGCATGGTCCCCGCTCTCTTCCCCGAGTGCGCCATGTCGTTTCCGAACCCCCCTGCGAAGCTGGTGCCGTTCAACTCGGGGCCGGTCGCGCCCCACGACATCGGCCGTCAGTTCGACGAGCACACACGCTCAATCTCCAATGTTGTCAGCTTCTTACGCGGCATTGTGCGCGACGACGGCCGGCTCAGAAATGGGGCGATCGGGGCCGAGCAGCTCGCCCCGGGCCTGCCCGAAGACCTCGCCAAGCGAGCCGTCGCCGGCGTCGAAACCCTCCTCTCCGACGTCCGTCACAGCGCCGACGAGGCCGCCGCGGCGGTCAGCGAAGCCTGGCGGATACGGGAACAATTAGAGAACCTGCACGTCCGAATCGCCCAGAGCGTCGACGCAATGCAGCTGGCCAGCGCCGAGGCGCGCCAACATTTAACGCTATTACAGCGCGACCTTGAGGAAGCTCGTTCACCCCGCGCAGACACGAGTGGGACGGCTTTGCCCACGGGTGTCTTAGGCCCGAACGTAGGCGGCCCGTTCGGGACCGACCCCCAGGGCGCGAGCGCCACAGCCCAGGATTACTCCCAAGTCGCCATCGAATGGGCCGAGCACATGCCCGACACCATTCCTCCTAACATATTGGCAATAAACGCGATTACCGGCCAGCACTGGTCCTCGCGGTGGTGGGCGAGCCGCGCCGCCGGGATGTTCGGAGGCTATTTGGTGTGGTGGTACCTGGGCGCCTACCACCACGCCGACGCCCCGACCCACACGCCGACTGGGGATCCTCTCCAGCCGGGGATGCTCTATTACGACATCGACCTGCAACAAATGATGGTGTGGAACGGGACGACCTGGCAGTCGCTGGGCGCGCCGGTGGCGGGCATTTCGGCCTCCCTCTATTACCTGACCACGGCCGGACAAAGCGTTTATCCCCTTGGAACTGCTGACAAATTTGGAACCACCGCGACCCTCCAGATTGGCCAGGGCGTCAACGTCTATCTCAATGGGGTTCGGTTGACCCCCCTCGACGATTACTCCGTCAGCCAGCCGACTTCGACCATAACCCTGACCGCCGGCGCTCCGGCGGGCTTGATCCTGGCGATCGACACCCTCATTCTCCCGGCGCAACTCGCGCACTCGACCGCTTTGGTCAAGGCGCTCAAGCCCTTGGTCCCGGTCCCCGACGGCGCCACCACCACCTTCACCCTGGCGTCGGCCGACGGCGCGACCCTCTCGATCAACAACGACGCCCAGGCGTGGATCAGCGTCGACGGCGTTCCGCAGCAGCCGACCACCGCCTACACCATTGTCGGCAACCAGATCTCCTTCACCACGGCGCCCAGCGCCGATGCTTACATTTTCGGGGTGTGGTTCTCACAATGACCAAGACCTTTGATCTTGCTAGGTTTTTAACCCAGGGAGGAGGCGTCGGCGGCCCGGTGACGCTCGCCGCGGATCCCTCCGTCGCCCTCGGCGCGGCGACCAAGCAGTACGTCGACGCCCATGCCGGCGGCGGTGGGATCGCCGACGCGCCCAGCGACGGCTCTTATTATAGTAGGCGCAACGCCGTCTGGGCGGTGCCGCCCGCGGGCCTCGCCGACGCGCCCAACGACACTCTATATTATGTGCGTCACGCGCTCGGCTGGGTCGCGCTCAATTACATAGCGCTCCCGGCCGAAGTCCAGCAAGTCCCGGTCTCGTTCCCGTTCCAGGGCAAGCCGGCGACGGCTGCGGTCGTCAACGTGCCGATGCCCTGGGCGCTCACGATTCCCGCGGGCCTGGCCGGGACGGTCGTCTACGACACGACCCAGGCGACGGCGAGCGCCATGTTCACTGTCAACAAGATCTCCGGGGGTTCGACGACGGCTCTGGGAACCGTAACCATTACAACGACTTCGCACACCTCGGCGACATTGGCGGGCGCGGGCGGGTCGTTGGCGATCGGCGACGTGCTCCAGGTCGTCGCCCCGACCCAGGACGCGACCCTTGCCGACCTCGGGATCACCATCCTGGCGATGAGAATCTAATGCCGGCGCCCGTTGCTCATGAGACCGGCATCGGCAATGGGACGAACGTCGCGTCTTTCACCCTGTCGTTGACCACGACGCAAACAGACTACATTCTCGTCCTGGCGATTTACAACGAGCATACCGGGACCGCGGCGGCTACGGTGTCGTCGGTCACCAGCGCCGGCATGACCTGGGCGCTGCGCAGGAGGTCGAACAGCAGCACGACCGGCGGCTTGGAGCTGTGGTGGGCGCACGGCGCAGCGGCGCTTTCCGGCTATATCATCACCGTGAATATGGCCGGCGCTTACGACGACGCCTGCGCTTGCGTCGTCGTCGTCTCCGGGTGCAGCCCGTCTACGCCGTTCGACGCCAACGCCGGCCTTCCGGCCAGATTGTCTGCGCCGACAGCGACTTGGACGCCGTCGTTCACCGCCATAAACACCTCCAGCGCCAATGACTTATTGCTCTTTCTTATTGGGACAGTTTCGGGGGCGTACACCATCGTTGCGTCTGGCTTTTCCCTCTTGGTCAGCACCGGCAACCCCGGGGGCGCCTGGACGGCCAACAACACGATCGCCGGGCAGACGGTCGGCGCGCTTCAGGTCAATGCGACCTATACCTGGGGTGGCGCGCTGACCAACGGCTTCGGGACGGCGAGCTGCGGCGAGGCGATCTTCGACGCGCTCACCGGGGCGGCGCCGCCTTCGACTGCGCAGGCGCGTGTGATGGTGATGGCATGACCGTAAACCGCATCCAGACGATCCGCTCCAACTCGGCCGGCGCCCGCCCTGCGGCGGGTTCGAACCTCCCCGGCGTGCTCTATTCCAATTGGCCCGACCGGCAAATTGGTGTCCTCGACAGCGGCAAAAACCCTATTGATCTCCTCGCTGTACGGGTGTTCTCGACTACGGCGGTTTACGCCGTCGGGGCCTATGTCGTCCAGGGCGGGTTCCTCTATCGCGCCAACGCCGCCGCCGGGCCAGGGGCGTTCGTCCCCGCCCAGTGGGACAAAGTCCAGACCACAGTCGATATTACTGGGGCTTATCTCCCCATAGGCGGGGGAACTCTCACCGGCCCGCTCGGGATAATCATCGCGCCCCCCGCCGGGACGACCAACGCCCTCGTCACCACCGCCCCGGTCACGTCGGGCACCTTCGTGTTCAATGCTTACGCCGCCCCCGGCGGAACCGGGTGGAAGGCGCTCGGCGCCGGCCGGGCGGGGTTCGTTGGCTACGACGTGTCTGCCGGGCAGTTCGATTTCTACACCACGGCGAGTGTAGGAGCCAACGCGGGCGTGACCCCCGCCGTCGTCGCTACGATCGACAGCGCAGGTACGCTCAACGCCTACGGAAATTTGATTGCCCACGCCACGACTTATCCCTCTTACAACAACGCTACGGATTTTCTTCTCAATGCCTCGTCGACCCTGCGTTATCTCCAGTGGGGGTCGAATTGGTACGACGGCTGGAACCCGGCCAATGGACTGCGCAACTGGGCGGGGTTCGACGGGACCAACGCCTATAACTGCATGCTGCTCGACGGCGCCGGCAACCTCGTCGTGCGCGGCTCGGTCAACGCCGGCGGCCCGGTAGTCGCGTCGGGCGCGTTGGCGGGTTCTCAGGTCTCGGTGACCGGCTCGGTCACCGGCCAGGACATCACCGCCTCGCGCAATATGAACGCTTCCGGCGCGCTCGGAGTCAATGGAAACACCAGCATCGGCGGCGCTCTTGGCGTCACCGGGCCAGTTAATTTCGCCAGCGCCCTCGGGGTCGCAGGCAACGCGCAAGTCAACGGCAGCGCGACCGTCCTCGGCAACCTTACGGTCAACGGCTCCTTCACTGTCGGGTCGTTCACTTTGTCGACCCTCACCTCGAACACCATCTATTACAATTACCTGATCTCGGACACTTTCTATGGGCACCAGTACGCCTTCGGGTGGAACGGCGTAGGCACCCGGCACCGCGTCGACGCCACCGACGAGGGTTATCTTGTCCGTTCCGAGAACATGTACGAGATGCAATTCACCGGGTCGGCGGTAGTGGGTTCACGCGACGGCGGGACGTTCTACTGGCCCGCCTACGCCGCCGCGACCCGCGAGGAGGCCGAGGCGAAGGCCGAAGCCGCTGTCGCCGTGATCGAGGATCTCAAGCGTCAGGTCGAGGTGTTGACCCAGCGCCTCGCCGCCCTGGAGGCGCGCTCGTGAGAGAACCCCCCGCCAAGCTGCGCCTTTCCGACGAGGGCTACGACGTCCTCGCCGACCGCGAAGGCCTGGAGCTTACCGCGTATAAAGACACGCAGGGTGTCTGGACGATCGGCCTCGGCCACACCGGCGCAGCCGGTCCCCCCGAGGTCGTCGAGGGCATGACGATCACCGAGGCGGAGGCGCAGTCGATCTTCCGGCTGGACGCCACGCACTTCCGCGAGGAGTGTGTCGGCATGGTGAAAACCCCCCTCGAGCAGTGGGAGTTCGACGCGACGGCGTCGTTCATCTTCAATATCGGCTCGACCCAGTTCTCGACCTCGACCTTCCTCGAACGCCTCAACCAGGGCGACTATGCCGGCGCGGCGGAAGCCCTTTTGTGGTGGGACAAGCCCCCGGAAATCATCCCGCGTCGTCGTGGAGAATACGTGCAGTTCACCGAAGGGATCTACGCCGCCCGCGTCGACGACGAAGCCTGGGGAGACATGACGACGTGACGCTGGGAAGCTCGGCCAACGAAGCGATCAGAGGGCTCTCGGCGCAGCCGATGCTACTCCTGATTGCAATCCTGAACGTGACGATGGTCGGCGGACTAATCTATGTCGCCCGATCCCAGCAAGAAGAACGAGCGGTTTTGACTGCGCAGATCTTTGCCAACTGCAAGGGGGGTCCGTGATGCCGAAAGGACTCTTATTCTGGGTGATTTGGGTCATTTGCGTGGTGATCTGGCTCGGGGCGATCAACGGCCTCGGCGGCCCTTACAGTCACCTCGCGGGCGGCGGCGTGGTCGAGTTTGTTCTGTTCGCCCTGCTGGGTTGGGGCATCTTCGGCCCCCCGATCCAGTGAATCTGAAGCCGAAGAAGGAGGTTCGACAATGGCTCTTATTCCCGGCGGCGGCGGCGCGCCCCCCGGCCCCCCGCCTCCCGGCGGCCCCGGAGGCGGCATCTCCGGTCTCCTCGCCAATCTTGCGGCTTCGCATGGCGCGCCCGCCAGCTTGACCATGCATCCCGGCATGACCGGCGGGGGCGGCGGAATGCCACCCATGGGGGGAGGTGGAGCCGGACCCCCCGCTATGCCCCCGATCGCCGGCCCGGGCGGCGCGCCGTCTCTTCCCCCGATGGGCGCGGGCCCACCGATGGGAGGCCCGCCGGGCTTAGGCGCTCCTCCCCCTTCCCCGGGGATGCGCCCGCCCGGCGCAGGCGCTCCGGGCATACGCCCGCCGCGCCCGAAAGCCCCAGGCGGCAAGCGCCCGCCAGCCCGAGGCCGGGGCAGGATCAAGTCAACGCCCGTCCGCGTCTCTTAAGGAGTGCTCCAACATGGTCAGCCCGACTTCCTACGCATGGGCCAAGATCCTGCCCTATGGGGTCAGCGTCGACGAGACGTTTGGCGTGCCGACGCCCGGCTTCGACGACCCGGCCGGGTACGACACGCCCAATGCGCAAGTCGTCTATAAGGACAGAGTGCTCCAGCCCGAACAGTTCGTGTTGACGTGGGCGGCGGACTTTTCGTTCGCCGACCTCGAGAACAAGGACGAAGAGACGACCTGGGTGCAGGGAAACACGATCTACGTCACGGTCGCAGCCCTTCCCCCCGCCGACATCAAGGCGCTCGCCAACCAGGTCGCGGCGCAAGAAGAAGAGATCAATGTCTTGAAGACGCAAGTCGGGGATCTTCAGACACAAGTCGGGGATCTCCAGACACGGGTGACGGCGTTGGAAACCGCCGCGCCTTAAGGGGAGTTCGACCGTGCCTGAACCCTCTTCATATGCGTGGGCGACGATCCTCACCGCCGCCGTGCCGATCGGCGCGACGGCGACGATCAAGACGCCCGGGTTCGCCAACCCGGCGAGCTATGACACCCCGAACGCGAGGGTCGTCTACGGCGGCGAGGTGCTTCCAACCGCCGAGTTCACCGCGACCTGGGCGGGGGACTGGTCGAGCGTCGCCGTCCTGAACAAGTCCGACGAGAACTGGCCGCCGTCGGACTTTCTCGCGATCGCGGTGGCGGGCTTGCCGGTCGATATGAGCAATATCGAGCAGAGTCTCACCGATCTCACTACCAGGACAGCCGTGCTGGAGACCGGGCAGACCGCCCAGGACAACGAGATCGCCGACCTCGACAGTCGGGTCGACGCGCTCGAGGCGGGCGAGGGCGCCGTGGGGCCCGCGGGGCCGGAAGGGCCGGAAGGGCCGCAAGGACCGATGGGACCGACGGGGGCCGCGGGCGCGCCCGGCGTCCCGGGCGCGAACGGAAGCACCGGCCCGGCGGGCCCGACCGGCGCGACCGGCGCCACCGGGCCGGCGGGTTCGACCGGGCCGCAAGGGTCTCAGGGCGCCACGGGCGCGACCGGATCGACGGGCGCAACGGGTCCGGTGGGGCCAAGCGCGGTCTCGACCCAGGCGGGCAATCTCGCGGTTCTCGGCTCCGACAACCTGATCTTCGTCGGGACAGACACGACCCGCTACGCGGCGTCGAACCCCGCCGGGTACCAAACGGCCGCTCAAGTGTCTGCGTCGCTTGGACCCTATGCGCTGACGACGAACGTTCCGGTCGCGGCCTCGACGCCGCCGGTAATGTCGGGAACCGCCGCGGTCGGGGCCGGGACGACCTGGGCAAGAGCCGATCACGTTCACCCGAGCGACACCTCGCGCTACGCCGCGACCAATCCCTCGGGTTACCAGACGGCGGCGCAAGTCACTGCGGCGCTCGGTTCTTATCTGCCGCTCGCCGGCGGGACGCTGACTGGCGCGCTCAATGGAACGACGGTGACGACGACGGGTACGATTAGTATCGCCCCAGCTTCGGGTGGGGCTAATCTCATCCTCAACGTCGCGGCCGTGGCTAATAGAAACATTCAGGCGCAGACCGCCGGGTCGGCTCGCTGGACATTGCAACTCGGTAACAGCACGGCCGAGGGGGCCGGCAACGCCGGCAGCGATTTTCAACTTAATTCATACAACAATTCCGGCGTGCTGATAGGTACATCGCTCTCGATCAACCGCGCCACCAGCAATGCGACTTTTGGCGGGACGGTCAGCGTGGCCGGGATTGGCATTCAATACACTGGCTATGCGACCAACTATATCGGATGGGCGTGGCTCAATTCGAGCGGCCTAAAATTGTTCGGCTATGTAGACAACGTTCAGCAGGGATATCTGACCTTCACTTCCGACTACCGCATCAAGAAGGATGTCGCGGACCTGCCTTCAATGTGGGAGCGGGCGAAGGCGCTGCGCCCGATCAGCTACACGCACAAGGAGTTTACGCCGCCGGGGTTGGCGAACAAGGAAGACGGGAGCCCTCCCGATCCTATGTTCGTTGACGACGACGATGAAAATTGGGGTTTTCTCGCTCATGAACTGCAAGAGACGCTGATCCCCACGGCGGCGAGTTGCGCCAAGGACGAACCCGACAAAATTCAGTCGCCCAACCCGTGGACGGTGATCGCCACGCTGACCAAAGCGCTGCAGGAAGCTATGGCGCGCATCGAGGCGCTGGAAATGGCCGCCAGGCGCTGAAAATGGCTGAAAACGAGCTAAAAACCCTCCTTCAGCGACGAAAAGCGGCGCTTCTCGCCCGCGACGACGTGATCGCGTTCGCCAAGTACATGATGCCGGTCCCAGACACGCCCGACGACGTCAATGCGTCGCTCTATCGGCCGGCAAAACACCACTTGGTGCTCGGCGCAGCCCTGGAAGAAGTCGAAAAAGGAGTTTTTAAGCGCCTTCAGGTGTCGATGCCTCCTCGCCACGGCAAGACCAAGCTCTCGAGCCACATGTTTCCCGCCTGGTACGTCGGCCGCCACCCGGAAAAGTCGATTATCGTCGCGACATACTCCGAAAAATTCGCCTGGGACCACGGCAGAGCTGTCCGCGACATCATCGAGAACCCGCTTTATCGCCAAATTTTCCCCGCGACATGCCTGAAAGCCGGTTCGGCGTCGATGGATCGCCTCGAGACCGAGCAGGGGGGTATTTTGTTCTTTCTCGGTCGTGGTTCGGGCGTCACCGGCCGCGGCGCCGACGTGATTCTCCTCGACGACCCGACCAAAGACCGAAAAGAGGCCGATAGCCCGACGATTCGCGAAGATCTATGGAAATGGTATACGCAAGTTCTCCAGACACGCCTGATGACCAAGGGGGGAGCGATTATCCTCATCCAGACACGCTGGACCGAGGACGACATGGTCGGGCGGCTCACCGATCCGATGAACCCCTGTTACTCCGAGAGCGAAGCCAAGAAATGGCGGGTGATCGACATGCCGGCGATCGCCGGGCCAAAAGACGTTTTGGGCCGCAAAGAGGGCCAGGCGCTGTGGCCCGAGCGGTTCGATAGAGAGTATCTGGACAATCTCCGTGAGACCGATATCCGCGGCTTTCAGGCGCTCTACCAGGGTAAACCCACCCCGGACGAGGGGAGCTTCTTCAAGGCGGTGTCGCTGCGCACCTACGATCGTATGCGGGTGTTGCCGCCCAAGGAGAAACTGAGGTTCTACGGCGCGTCCGATCACGCCGTGAGCCTGGAGCAGGGCCGCGACAAGACTTGTTTAATGATCATCGGGGTCGACGACCGCGACGACATCTGGGTGCAGCCCGATATCTTTTGGCAACAAGCAGACACCAACACCGTGGTCGAGCGCATGGTGGCGATGATGGAGGTCTATCAGCCCTTATTTTGGTGGGCCGAGAAGGGGCACATCTCGAAGTCGATCGGGCCCTTTTTGCGCAAGCGCATGCTGGAAAAGCGCGTGTTCGTCACCCTCGACGAAATCACCCCCGTCGCCGACAAACAGACACGGGCGCAGAGCATCCAGGCGCGAATGTCGATGCTGAAAGTGAGCTTTCCCGGGTTCACCCGGTGGTGGCCCGAGGCGCACGACCAGATGCTCAAGTTTCCCCAGGGGGTTCACGACGACTTCGTCGACACGCTCTCCCTCTTTGGTATTGGCCTCTATCGCCAGCGCGGGCGACGCCTCCCGCCGAAAGAGGACAAGACGGCGAAATTCGGCACTTTCGCCTGGGTGATCGAGGACGCTGCGCGTGAGCGCAAGCGCGAAAAATCTAACTTGACCACAGGCGGGTGGTGACGATGGCGCTCGAAGACCTCGACCCGCTCGCGCAAGCCTACGCCGACGCGCCCACCGTCCCGCTCGAAACCCTGTTCGGGCTCGAAAAGCAAAGCGAAGACCTGATCGACCGCGACCGGCCCGACCCGCCCGAACCGCGCAAGGAACTGGTGTCGCAATGGTCGGGCAAGATCAAGCGCGCCAAGAAATATTGGGAACCCGTGTTCAACCGGATGAAGGCCGACCAGGACTTCGCCGCCGGCTATCAGTGGTCGAAAGAGGAAAAAGACGATCGCTACGTCGCCAATCTGACCCTGCGCATCATCGCCCAGCGGGTTGCTTTCTTCTACGCCAAGAACCCCAAGTTCGACGTCCACCGGCGCGCCCGCATCATGAACACCGTGTGGGACGGCGACCAGTCGACGCTGATGGCGCTGCAAGCCAGCGCCGGGCAAGTATCACAACAAGTGGCGATGGGCGTCATGGACCCGATGGCCGCGCAGCAAGCGCAACAAGCAGCGATGCCGATCATTCAGGATGCGGCCCGGGTGAAGCAACAAGAAGAGCAACTGGGCAAGATCGGGAAGACACTGGAGCTTCTTTTTCGCGCCAACATCGAAGGCGCGACCCACGACTTCAAGTCGATGATGAAGATGACGGTGCGCCGGGCGTCGACCACGGGCGTTGGCTACGTCAAAGTCGGCTTCGAGCGGGTGATGCAGAAGAAGCCCGACATCGAGCAGCGGATCGCCGATATTTCGAACAGACTCTCGACGCTGGAGCGCATCAGCGCCGACCTCCACGACGACCAGACCGACGAGAACGGGCCCGAGGCCGAGCAATTACGGTTGATGCTCAACGACCTCAAGAGCCAGATGCAGGTCGTAGTCCGTGAGGGCCTGACCTTCGACTACCCAATGTCCACGTCCATCGTCCCCGATCCGAAGCTCATATCGCTGCGGGAGTTCTTGGGCGCCGACTGGGTCGCCGAGGAGTACATCCTCTCGCCGAATGACGTTAAGGAGATCTACGAGGTCGACGTCGGCAAGTCCTACAACGCCTATAAGGGCGTCGATGACGCAGTCACGGTGACTTCGAGACACGGGTTCGTCGTACTTCAGGACAAAACCTCCAAGACCGAAGTGCGCGAGGGAAACGACGGTCGCTCGTGCTGTGTCTGGGAAGTCTACAACCGCAAAGATGGACTCGTCTATACACTCTGTGACGGGTACCCCGATTTCCTGCGCGAACCTGCTTCGCCCGAGGTCTACACCGATCGTTTTTGGCCGTGGTGGCCGTTGACACTCAACGAGACCGACCACGAAACCATGGTCTTTCCGCCGTCGGACGTGAAGCTCATTCGTGACATGCAGATGGACTACAACCGCGGCCGGCAGGGCATCCGCGAACACCGTCGTGCGGCGCGCCCAAAGACCGTCGTCGCCGCCGGCATGGTCGACCAGGAAGATTTAGAGAAACTTTCGAACCACCCCGACAACGCCATCATTGAACTCAATGGGCTCCAGCCCGGCCAGAAGGTCGAGGATCTTCTTCAAGCTTTTCGCGGGCCTCCGATCGATCCCAACCTGTACGAAGTCGAGCAGACTTTCACCGACATGATGCGCGTGTCTGGCATCCAAGACGCCAACATCGGGGCTACGGGGGGTTCTCCTTCGGCCACGCAATCCAACATCGCCGAGGCTTCACGAGCTACGGCCATGGGCTCCAATATCGACGACATCGACGATCTCTTGACCGGGATCGCCCGGTCGGGATCGCAGATCCTGCTCCAGGAGTGTTCGGTAGACACCGTCAAGCGGATCGTGGGCGAAGGCGCGGTGTGGCCAGATCTTTCGCGTCAACAAATCGCCGACGAAGTCTGGCTTCAGATCGAGGCGGGCTCGACTGGGCGCCCCAACCAGGCGCAGGAGATCGCCAACGCCGAGCGGCTCTTTCCCCTTCTCCTCCAGATCCCCGGGATCAAGCCCGAGTGGCTGGCGAAAGAACTGATCAAGAGGCTCGACGACAAGCTCGACATCACCAACGCCTTCCAGTCGATGCTGCCTTCGATCATCGCCATGAACGGTATGGCCTCGCGCCTCGCAGCGGGGCCAGAAGGCCCCGGCGGGCCAATGGACATGCCGGGCGCGGGACCGGCGCAGGGGCCCGCCGGAGTTGCCAACGCGCCGCAAGGCGCTCCTCCGGGCGCTCAAAGGCCAGGCGACCAGACCGGGCGACCTCCCCCTCCCAATCCCATGCCGGGGCCTGGCGCGCCTCCTCCCGGAGGTCACCCCATTGCGTAAGCCTCGTCTCCAGCGTACTAAACACAGACACGGGGTTCCCGCGCCTCGCGGAGACCGTGACGTTTAATGGCAGATCCGTCCACTGCCGACCCCGGCTTGGAGCATGCCGAACCCGCAGACACGGGTTCGATCGAGCACGCTCCGACCCAAACCACCGACGTAAGCGCGCCCTCGTCAGGCGCTGAGAAGAGCGAGACAAAGGAGACGCTTCTCGAAGCGGTGCTCAAGGCGGTCAAACCCGCCGAGGACGCCGAAGAAGAGGAGCCTCTCGCCGGGACTTCGCCACCCTCGGAGCAAGCGCCACCCGGACCCGACGCCAAGGGCGAAGGGGACAAGGCCGACCTCACCAAAGACCCCACGACCGAAGAGCTTGCCGCGTACAACAAACGCACCCGCGAGCGCGTCGAAAAGCTGTTGGGGGAGCGCAACGCGTATCGTGCCGAAGCGGAGGTCACCCAGACTCTTCGCAACTTCCTGGTCACGAACGACATCGCCCGCGAAGATTTTCAGCTCACGCTGGATCTCGCCGCGGCCATGCGCAGGGGGGACTTCAAGGCGTTCCTTGAGGGTGTCGGGCCCTATGTCCAGTTAGCCACGCAAGCAATGGGCATCACGCTGCCGACGGACCTCGAGCAAGAGGTCAGGGCGCAGCGGATGACGTTCGACACGGCGGCCCAGATGTCTCGCGACAGGTACGCGAGGGCCCTCGCCGAGCAGCGCGCAACCCGCACTGCCCAGATCGCGACGGCCCAGACCACCACCGCGCAGACACAACACCTCCAGCGATCCATCGAGAGCACGGTGGCCAGCTGGGAGCAAGGCATCCGTCAGACCGACCCGGACTATGGGCGCAAGGAGGAGACTGTTCGGCAGCTCCTCTGGTCGGTGGTGAACGAGAAGGGTGTCCCAACCTCGCCCGAGCACGCGGTGGAAATCGCGAAGGAAGCCTATGCCCGGGCGAACAAGACATTCGCGACCTTTGCGCCTCAACGCCAAGCAACCAGAGCAGTTCCGAGCAGCGTCAACAACCGCGCCGCGTCAGGCGCACGCTCGGAGCCTCGGTCGATGATGGAAGCGGCTGAACTCGGGCTTGCGCGTGCTCGCGGAGCTTAATCGCTCTGGAGCAATCTCATGGCATTCACAGCCGGCGAAATCGCGAGCATCGCGAACGCATCACTCGACTACTACTTCAATAAAGGCGGTCAGTTCGACCAAACGATCCAAGACAAGCCTCTTCTGAACCTGTTCGAGGGGCGCAAGAAGACTTTTCCCGGCGGCAAAGGTAATATCTCCCTCGCGGTCGTCGGCGCTTACGGCGACGGTTCTGGTAACGATGTCGTCAAAGGCTACACCCATAATGACGCCGTTCAGTTCTTCACTCCGGCGAACATCAAGCGCGCCAACTATCCTTGGCGTGAACATCACCTTGGCCTCACGCTTACTCACACTGAACTGAAGATCGACGGTATTTCTGTCGTCGATACTAACGGCGAGAAGACCGCCGAACACTCGAAGCGCGAGCTGACGGTGCTGGTGAACCTCCTCGAGCAGAAACTGTTCTCGATGGGCGAGCAGTACGCCCGCTCGATGAACCTCCTCCTGTGGGGCGACGGCACCTCCGACGCCAAGGCGCTGGCGGGGGTTCGCAGCATCATCAAAGACAACCCGGCACAGGGCACGGTCGGGGGTCTCGACCAGACGCTGGCGACCGGATTCACCTGGTGGCGCAACCGGGCGTGGACGGCGGCGATGGGCACTTGGCTCGGCACGCACCCCGGCGACGGCTGGGGCGGCGGCGTGATCACGTCGAACCCCGCCAACGGCGGCGCGCTCCTCCAGCAGCTTCAGCACGAGTACTTCCAGCTTATTCGTTATGGCGGAAAACCCACCGTGGCTCTCGCTGGGTCTTCGTTCATCGACGCGATGATGATCGAGCGCCGGGCGAACGGCACCTACACCATGACCGGCTTCTCGCAGTCGCAGGACATCTCGTCGGGCGATATCATCCTGCCGGGCGGGACCAAGGTGCAGTACGACCCGACCCTCGACGACCTCGGCTACCAGAAGAGAATGTACTGGTTCGATCCGAAGTGCATCTTCTTGATGGCCATGGAAGACGAGTGGCGCAAGGACCACACCCCGGCGCGGCCCTACAACGCCTTCGTGCTCTACAAGTCGATCACCTCCACGGGACAACTGGTGGCGACGATGCTGAACTCCTCAGTCGTGATAGACATCGCCTGAAGAGGACCAAGCCATGACGCAGATGCTGGCCCCGGCGAGCGCCAACGATGTCGCCTTCATGCAGGCGCACACTACGGCGCTCACCAAGAGGATGGCGCCCCGCCTCGCCCAGGCCAAGCAAGTCCACGCGGCGGCGGGGCCGGTGTGCACCGTGGCCCCCGCCGTCACTGGCACGCTCACGATCGGCCAGGTGCAGACTTGCTCGTCGGGGACGTGGCTGAACGCCCCGGCTTTCACGTACCAGTGGCGCCGCAACCGGGTGGACATTCCCACCGCCAACGTCGCGACCTATACCCTGACCGCTACAGACACCGGCTTTCCGCTCGAGTGCATCGTGACCGGAACCAACGGAGGGGGCGCCACCAACGCCCGCTCCAACGTCATCCTGGGGCCATGAGGGAGGTTCAACCCATGCCGAAGATCCTCGATGAAACCGTCAAAGCCGTTAAGAAATCGAGCCCGGGAGTGAACCCCTACGCGGTCGCCACGGCCACACTCCAGAAGAGTGGATCTCTTAAGCCCGGGACCAACAAAGCGACCCCGAAAGGCGTGGCGCGGGGTAATATGACCAAAGCCGAACGCCACAAAACCAAGCCGTAAGGAGAAACCCGATGGCAACCGACACCAAGCACCCTACGCCGCCGCCCCCGCCGTCGCAGACACCGCCGCACGCTGCGCCCGCCGCCCCCGGCGCAGACACGTCGAGGCACTCGCCCTACGAGACCAAGCCGAGCCCTCTGCCCCCGGTAGGCTCTCGCGACTACGTCGCCGGTCAACCTATCGACGAGGAAGAGCAAAAGAAGGTCGACGGCGAGCACGAGGCCAAGCTCAAGGCCGCCGAAGAGGCGCAACGTAAAGCCGAGGCGAAGGCCGCCGCAGCCGCCGCCGCAGACACGCATTCGAAGAAGTGAGCATGACCGAACGCGAAGAAGGCTACATGCAGCAACACCTGTGCGAGTGCATGATCGACATCGCCGGGGAGAAACTGACCGTCATCTGGAAGTGCGCGCCCGATCTCGTGCCCTGGCCCGAGATCGCGGTGCTCATGCACGTCCACGGCGAGCAATCGGTCTACGACATCAAGCCGGTCGCTCTCGGCCCTCGCGAAACCCCCTTACGCGAGAAAGAGCGCATGGCGCTCAAGTACGGGCGCGAGAACGTCGAGGGCGTCTACGCCGGTAAGGCGTTCACCATGGAGTTCTTCGCGCCCGGCTGGCCGATCGACCCGGCCAGGCAGTCGAAAGCCAAGAGCAAGGCGGACGTTCGGCCTCCGAGGGTGCAGGTCCAAAGGCCCGACGACGCCGAGGCGACCGACGCCCGGATCTGATTTAAGGGGGTTCGGAGATGCCCGCACCGCGCCAAATGGAGGTCGGGATCGCGCTCAGCGAGCTTCGCCGTCGCCTGATGGCCGAGACGTTCCAATCGCTGAACCCCAACCAGACGACTTCTTCGTTGCCCTATTACAACTACGCCCTCGACCGGGTGCAGCGCGAGCAGTGGAACGACATCGAGTGGCCGCACCTGACGATCTATAAAGACATGGCGATGGCGGCCGGCCAGCGCTACTACGACTACCCTCCCCAGCTGCCGTTCGACAGCATCTTCAGGATCTGGTGGCCGCAGGGTGTCAACTGGGTTCCCCTCGATTATGGGATCAACCCGCAAACTTATTCCACCATGGGCGGCGAGAACGTGCAGGCGTGGCCTCCCCGGCGTTGGCGCAACTGCGCCGTCTTCAACGAGACCACCGGGCAGACCGAACCCGCGGCGCAGTTCGAAGTGTGGCCGACGCCGGGCCCGAGCACGCCCTTCTCCCTGCGCATCGAGGGCAACGCTCCGCTGAACACCCTGGTCGAGGACACCGACATCTGTGTGATCGATGCGACCCTAATCGTCTTGTTCGCGGCGTCGGAGATTCTGGCGCAGCAAAAGAGCGAAAGCGCGAGTTTGAAGCTCCAGAAAGCCAACCAATATCGCCGGATGCTGATCGCCCGTCTGGGCGCACAACAACGCAACATGAAATCCCTCAGCAAAGACGGCGGCCACATGGGCCCGCTCGCCGACGGGCGTCGCCTGACGCCCTACTTGGATTTCATTCCCGCCTACCAGCAGATCGGCGGCTGACGATGAAACGCTGGTGGGGGGTTCGGCATATCCGTTATTACTGGCTGAGCTGGCGCGCTTACAGCTGGGCGCAGGATTGGGCCCAAATGGGAATTGGCCTCGGCGTCCCCAACGAGAGCGATATGCGCACTTTGGACGCGATCTGGCGCGGCGAGGCGTGAATGGCGCAGGCGCCGCAAAAGACCGGGGGCGGCGGCGGCGCTCTCTACTACGAGATCGCCAATTTTCAGTCGGGCATGGACCTGCGCAAGAGCGCGCTGACCGCGCCCGCCGGCACCCTTCGCCTGTTACAGAACGCCCACGTCACTTCAGGAGGCGAGATCGAGAAGCGCACTGCCTTTGTCCCTTGGTGCGTGGCCCCGGCGGGCTCGCTGGGCCTGTGCGCGATCAACGACCAGGTCTTCACCCATTTACCTAGTGGGACTCCGGGCGCAATCGATCCGCCGACGGCGAGCGCTGTTGGAGTCGTCCACATCGCCCAACCCTCGGGCGCGATCACGTTCTCGGGGCGCATTTCCGACGGCAACACCACGACACCCGGCGCGGGCACGACGCTCCTGGTGTCTGCGGTCAGCCCGGCGGGGGTTCTCCCGGTCGGGACCAAGCTCCTGGGGACCGCGGGCGAGGTTCAAGCGGGGACCGTGATCACCGCGGTCGGGAGCGTCGACGCCGGCGGCAACGGAACCTATACCGTCAACAATTCGCAACTCGCTTACCCGAGCGGCGCGATCGGCGCGCCGATCGCGGGCGTCACACTGATCTATCAGCTCGATTTCGACACTTTCAACGGTGTGATCTACGCCGTTTTTTCCGGCTCCGACGGCAACAACTATCACTATTACAACGGCATCCAGGTCGTTCAGGCGACCGGCAAGGGCTACAATATTCGAACGTATAAAGACAAGATGTACGGCGTCAACGGGCGCACGCTCTACTTCAGCGCCGTCGGCGACCCAACGGTGTGGCAGAACCCCGCGCCCGACA